ATATTAAGGTTCTATAAAATGAAAGAAACAGATGCAATCTATAAAGTAGAACTAATGCAGTTAAAGAAGCTAATAGACATGAATCAGTCATGGTTAGGTCTTGTATATGCTTCTATATGGGGTCATCTTAGAGTGATCCCTTTATTGTGTTCAGAAGAAGTTGTTAATGAATATAGGGAATTCTACACTGAACTTGATGCTATGATTACAGCAAGTGAAATTATTAAAGGGTTGAAGAAATGAGAAAGATTGAACTGACAAACGAGGACGGGAAATACACCATTGAGATTGAAGAAGACATTGAATTTATCGGAGACTATATTGATTATCTAGTACGTCCTGTTCTTCTAGCAGCAGGGTTTCAACAAGATAATGTTAATGAGTTTCTTGGAGAAGGTCAATGACAGTTAAGTGTTATTATAGGAAGAATCTTAATATGTCTCCTCCTAAGCTCGCTGCTCAGGTAGGACATGCTGTAACAAATCTTATTTTAAAAAGCATAGATGGAGCTCCACATAAGATTATTGTTTTAGAAGCAAGAGACGGTAAGTTTAGAAACATTAAAAAAGACCTTGAACAAAACAGTATTGTATTCCATGTTCAGGTTGATTTAGGTTTTACAGAGGTTCCAGAAGGTACAGAAACAGTTATTGCATATTTTGAAGGAGAATAAATGTCAATATTTGAAAAGATTCGTGGGTGGGCTATGGAACGTGGTCTTTATAATGGAGAGTATAAAGCAGAGACTCATGTGAGATTTGCTTTTGAGGAAGGTCTAGAGAGCATTGGGTATGTTCACGCAGAAGGATTCTCAGAATGGCTTATGTATAAAATGCCTGATTTATACGTTAAATACTGTGATTACCATAAGGTTAGTCCTGATATGAAAGAGACCGATGATTATGATCACCTTGATAGCAGCGGAGATACAGTAGTTTTCAAAGTGAACGAGATGTATCATCTTGGTTATGATCCTGAGAAATGTCTTGGAGAGATTTACAAAGAGATCAATAGTCGTACAGGAACTATGGTTAATGGTAAATTCAAGAAAGATAAATCACCGGAAGCAAAAGCTAAATGGTACAAAGCTGACTTCAGTAAATGTAAATATGAAGAACCAGTTAAAGAATCGGTAACAACGCAACACCCAAACGGACTTCTTGAAAATGATGAAGCTTTCTATCATCCTTCATGGAATGCAAAGAAAGTGTTAAAAGCATATCAAGAGATTGATAAAGAGTCTTATCCTGTTGTCACTGATATTGTTAAGTTAAATATTGATGGTGTTATGGTATGGGCTTTTCCTAAAGCATTTTGATTTATCATTCTCCTAAGCTAAAGAAAATTTAAAAGGAAAAAGTTATGGATGAAATTGCCCCATATGTAGCATCAGGATTTATGATTATATTCTTGATCCTGTTAGTTACAGCTTTGATAAAAGACTGTATGAGATAAAACACCCCATTAATAAAGCTATCTAGGAAGCCCGTGAATCAACGATCTCACATAAGGTAATACCTAGATAGCACCTCTCATATAAAACATCTCTAATAATTAACCAGTATAATAGTCATTTCTATTTGTATATGTATAAGATGATTATTATAGTAGTTATTTATTGTTTAATATTCTTCTAAGCTTTCTAATGTTATACTTCTCTCATAAAAGTTTTAAAGGATAAGAAATGTACATTGAAGAAAATAAAACACAACTCACTCTATCATGTATCTATAATATGTTGGAATATGGTCACTTAGATATTGCTATTCAATTTATTAAAGAGGGAAATGAGAAGATGCTTATTTATGGAAAGAGAGCATTTTATGAATTAGAATTTAAGGAAACATATGATGATCTAGCAAATAGAGGATATTGTCATAACTAATTCCCTAAGCTGAATAAAATTATATTGGATATTTACTATGACAGGCATATTTTACTATAAAGATGAAAGATATTTAATTTCAAATGAACATGGTCATGGTAAAATGTGGTGGGCTTGGAAAATAGAAAGTGAAGTTAAAACTAAGACTTATACTTTCAAATGGAAGAAGATACCTAAAGGTGGATATATTGAGGAGTTTGACTTTGAAAATATACCATCTACAGTTTCTTTTCTTCCTCTTCTAAGTGAACCACTATAAAAAATTAAAGGATAAAAAATGGAAAATAAAATATCATTTAAATGTCCTAATTGTGGTACTATCAGAGAATTCTCAAAAGGAGTACGTGAAAATGTATGGACTTGTATAACAGAAGATTGGATAGATATAAGATGTGCAAATTGTAAAAAATCAATCCATAAAGAAAAACTCAGCACATCCTCACTATGAAACACCCCCATAAAACACTCTAGAATAGCTCTCATTAAACGATCTCACTCTAAGGAGGGGTAACATACTACTTCCCCTCTAAAAGCTCTTAAAATCAATCCTACGTTAAATACTCTCCTAAGCTCTATAATCGAATAAAACTCCATATATTACATTTTATAAGATAAAAATAAGGTTAAAACTCCATATATGAAATCTTATCCCATGACTTGTATAAAAACAACATCCGCAAAATGATCCGCAATATTGACCTATAAAATAGGCTATATGACCTCTAAATGAGATTAATTATTCTTTAAGTTTTGTTGTGATAGAATGCTCGTAAAGGATTTAAAAATGAAAATATACAGAGCAATGGGTACAGATGAATTGAATAAAACCATACATTTAGGAAGACCAGACTTTCTAAAAAGATTTAAATGGTTCAGCCCTAATCTACAATGGATTCATACCAGAGTTAGAGATGGAAAGTTTAATAATTCTAAATTTAAACAAGATAGGTATGAACATATCTGTGAATTTGAATGGGACGGAAATAATATGGACTTTATTTCAACAAATGAGATTCAATTTGACCGTAGAAAAAACCCTACAATTAAGCTCGTCAAAGTGCTCTAAATACCCACTTTTTCAAAGGCACTTTCTGGAAAGATTTCGTTGAAATTTATTTGAAGCTATCACTGACTTCATTAAGGAAAAAGAAGAATTTAGGGGGGTAAAAACTTTACACATATAAGGGGAATCTTAATACCGATAAAAAGAGAAGGGAATATATGCTAGATAATAACAACATAAATAGGGGAATATATAAAACTCTATTGAGATTAAATATTCATAACAATGTTAATGACTTATATGCTACATGTGTAGTTGTAAATACATTGTTAAATATGAAAGAACTGAGACTATGTAGAACTAAAAAGAAAGAGCTTTTAGGAAATATTACTTTCAATACTGGAGAGTATGGTTTATTCAGAACAGTATTAATTCAACAAGATGATTTTGATAAGATGTTGGAGTTATGTAATTCAATTATAATTAATCCAATATATCTTCCAAGTTTAATGAATGCAATGATCCACGATAAAGAAACATTACATATCTCTAGGAAGCAGAAAGAAATAAAATTGATCAGGCTCAATGGTGAAGTATATGAAACAATTAAAGATTGTATAAAGGAAACAGGAATGACAGATTATCAAATTAGGAAGAAGGCTGTAAAAGAGGTTATTGTTGGATTGATGTATAAGAATTCATATAAGCAGACTTTCCTAAGCGGAAAAATTCCAGCAGCATGTGATTATAGAGATGACATTATTAAGAAGTTCTATGAAGATAATCTTGAAAACATTGATATCTGGTTGAAGATGTATGAGATGGATTCTTTTGGAAATATGCTTGTATACCAACATGGTATCGGAGCAAAAGATAAACAGATCACCTACAGCATGGCTGATTCTGGAAGACTCTTTATAAAAGACAGCCCAAGTTTACAAGGAATGAAAAGCATCTTTAGAGAACTCTTTTTCCATGAATATTATGAGATTGATATTGACACATGTGCTCCGACTGTTCTTCTTCAAATGTCTGATGGTAAATATCCTACTATTGAAGATTATATCAAAAATAAGAATAAATACAGAGGAAGACTGATTGAACATTGTCTAACAAAAGCACAGGCTAAGGAATTGCTAACATCATTATTCTTTGGTGCAAAACCACTTCAATATGGAAGTTCATTTAGGAAAGACAATCCAGAGATTGATGTTGATGATATTGCAAGTGATGATCTTATCTTCAACTTGATGAATGAGACATTGGAACTTTTTAAAGAGCTTGGAGATAAATTCAAGAAAGAAGCTGTCAGAGATAAGAAGAGATGGAAGATTAGAAATAAAGCAGGATATTTAAAATCATTTGACAGATGGAATAAATCACAAGTTATTGCTCATATGTATCAAGGGGTTGAAAGACTTATGTTAGATGTCATGAAAGATAGCAGTCAATCAGTTCTTCTCCTACATGATGCAGTTGTTTCTAAAAATTTACCAGACTTAGAAGATATTGTAAGGAAGATTAAAGGAAAAACAGGATATGATGTTACTCTAAGCTGGAAAAAATACGATAAAGAAAACTTTTATAAGGAGTTGAAAGATGAATAGTGAAATAACTTGCAGAGGTTCAATGAGACTAGGAACTGGTTGTGGAAAATGTAAAAAGTGTAAGTCAGAGCTTGCAACTATGGAAAATGCTTTACCGGAACAAGACCAACCACAAACACGAATATTCTCAACAAAGAAAGAGCTTGCAGAGGCTTTGATGCGCGGGGAGAAGTGGGAAGCTCCCGGATATAGTGGGCATTGTTTATTTGAAGAAGATTATGCTTTTCAATTTATTTATCCAGATGGAAAATCAACTACACTTGATTATGTATTTGAAAATGATGATTTATTTGATGGAAAAACACTATGGACAAAAGTAAAATGAAATCAAACATCAAAATAAAAACAACTCCTAAAGAGAAAGAAAAGATAGTAGATATTATTTTAAAAAATGGTTGGGATGATCTGACCTTAACTGATGAGTATTATCTCTTTCTTTGGGGCAGTAAGGTTTTGACAGGAGTTCATTGTGAAGATAAGTTTGATAGCATAAAAGAATGTGAAGAAATCTCTTTTGAAGAGTTTTTAAAGGAATTGAAGTGAAAAAGATGAAAGCTATTGTAGATATAAAAACTATAGAGGTGGATAGAGAATACTTTTATAAGGAGACATTCAACGGAGCTTTTCCAATGAGAGTATCTATTGATAAGCATCCACATGAAACATATGAAGTAACTAGAGAGATAATTGAAGGTAAAAGGTATATACTCCCAACTGGATACGAAGTGACTATTGGTGTAAGTGACGATGTTTTTAGATCATTGGAGATTCCTCTTGAGGCATTAAAATCTGATAGAGATATGTTGGAAGATTTCAGTAAGTCAAATTCGAGGCTGAGAAATGAGCTTAGTAGTTATAAAAATATGAAGTTTATGGACAGGTTGAAATTCTTGTTTACTGGAAAGTTTACGAAATAAACATTTCTGAGCACTTTTATATGCCAGTAGTATGTTGGTATTCCCTAATAGGAGATCGTTGAAATAAAGTGCCCTCAGAGGCTTTTAAATGCTATATATGAAATTGAAAAGGAAAAATATGTTTGATTGGATTAAGAAAATTGTTGATTGGTTTATAAGTGAACCAAATCTTAGGGCTGAGACTCCTAAGGTAGTAGTTGAAGAAGTTGTAAAGGAAAAGACAAAAGAAGAAATACTAATTGAAAATATTATTCAGAAGTATGATCAATGTAGAAACACTACTCTTTTGAAAAAGGTATTTAAGATTAGAGGACATGGGAACTATTACTATATCTATAGAGGTTCCTATGTCTGCCTTAGTGAAAGTCTAATCTGTAGTAAGATACGTAGTAGTTATGCTCTAAAAAAAGACTACGAATATGCAGAAACTTTCTACCAATATCTCTGTAAAGCAGTTGATAAGATCAATGCTCATGTTGAAAAGAAAGAGCTTAGAAGAAAAACAAAAGAAATGGAATGCATGCAAAAGTTCATTGGGGAAGCCTCTCTATACGATAATCCTCAAGCACTTCATATGTAAAGGAATGGAATGAAACTAGTATGCATATCGGACACTCATCAAAGGGAGCAATTTAATAATATTGATGTTCCAGATGGAGATGTTCTGATTCACTGTGGAGATTTCCATGGAAGTGGAGATTGGAGTATTAACCTTTATTATTTTATTGAATGGGTTAAAGAACTCCCCCATAAACATAAGATTTTAGTTCCGGGAAATCATGATTGGATATTTGAAAAAGAATATGATAGAGCAATGAAGATTGTTGACGGTTCTATGGAAGTGTTGCTTGATAGTGGAATAGAGATTGATGGAGTAAAGTTCTACGGAACACCTTCTCAGCCAATATTTTTCAATTGGGCTTTTAATCATTCTTCTATGAAACGTAAGCAACATTATGATATGATTCCACAAGATACGGATGTATTGATCACCCATACGCCGCTATATGGTTATTGTGATGAGGTTGATAGAGGACATGTTGGCTGTGAGTTGTTATTGAATAGGGTATTGCAAGTTTCTCCCAAGCTTCATATTTTTGGACATATTCACGAAGGATATGGAATTATGGAAAATGAAAATACTAAATTCATTAATTGTTCTATTTGTGACGGAGGATACAGTCCTTCAAATAAACCTATTGTATTGGAGTTGTAAAATGATCACATCAATAAGAGATACGAAAGAGTTCAGGAATATCGCAAAATTACATGCAAGTTTAGATAGGGTTTATGAAGAAGGTAAGTTAGTATGTTATAGTACAATAGACTCATTCAACTATGATGAGGAAACTGTTATCTTGAATGTGCATCCTTATAATGATAAATATGTGCTTGGAATTGACCAGCTTCTACAATCTATTCAATCAGCAGGAATGCTTAAAGATTATTCCATTGATAGGACAACACATATCAGTAGAAATAATATTGAAAGATTATTTTATAGAACAACAATTGCAGAGGAGATTTAAAAATGGAAAAACTGACAGAAGAGTTTATCGTAAAATGGTTGGACGATAATAAAGAAGTTTTAACAAGACTACATGTTTCCGATGAGAAAAATAGATTGATGACTTTTGTAAAAGAGAATCATCCACATTGCACTTCATGTAAACATTATGATAACTGTCTCACTTTGAAGATATGCCATAATTATAATAAACTGACATATTGTTCAGCACATGAGGAGATTTAAATGACAGGTATTTTTGTAGCAATAATTATTTTCGTAATTTTTCTAAGCTTAGGATACTTTTGGTATGAATTTTATTCAACAAAAACAATCAATGAAGAAGATGAACATATTGAATATAACAATAGTGAGTTCAATCCAGAAATCTTTAAGGATATTAAACTATGACTAAGCTTATTATTTTAGGAGGCATATGTCTAATTTTGATGTTTGGAATATATGTAATAGCAGATTCTATTGATGAGCACAGTTAAAAAATAAGAGCTTTTAACTCTCAGGAAGGGTAAGGTATTGGTTAAGGTGAGATCGTGGCGAGAAATCAATGCTAGAGGTCTTAAATGAGAGGTTTTGAAAGGAAAGTAGATTAAATGATAACAGAAGAATTAGAAAAATACTTTAAAATGGTAGAGTTTATTATATTACAAGAAATGGAGCTATTTGGGTATTCCTCTTTTGAAGGAGCTGATAAGGAAATTACAAAAGAGCTTATAGCACGAAGATTTAAGGATTATGTAGAAGAATTAAACCAAAAATAAGGAGGTCTATATGGTAGCATTTTAAAAATAACTGAGAAAATAAACAACAAAGGTAAAAATATGTATCTAGTCTGGCAAGATCAAGATTGGTCTGAAAAGTTATCGAAGGATTTAATGTGAGAGTACCCGTAATTGGAAGTTGATGAAGGAGGTGACATTTGAAAGGATGGCCTGATCTATAAATAAAAGAGGAGATTAAGTTCTCCTCACTTTTTCTTTGGGGGTTTCTTCTTAGGTTTGCAAGCCATTAACTATCCTCTCTATTCTCTAACCAAATATAAAAATCATGCTCATTAAAATTATCATAGCTGTAGATATGATGAAACTTCTTATGGCATTCCTTACAAAGGGTTGCACCTTTAGCATCCATGCTTTTAGCAGTTTCATCTTTTGTGTAGCTATTTAGATGATGAGCAACAAGACCTTTTCCACTTGGAGAAAACTTATCACAATAAGCACATGTATATGCATCTTGCATTAAGACTCGTTTTCTCCAAAATAGATATTCTTTGCTACGTCTTCCGTCCATAACCTCTTCATAAGTTCTTCTTTGCCGTATCTTCATTTTATTATGGACCTGTTATTTCAAATTGTGACACCCAAGAACCTGAAACTCTTTTTTGTATTGTGAATGCCCCGGACAAAAGCAATATCCTCCAAGAACCGTCAACAGAAGAATTTCCTAAGCTCAGAGTTCCATCAGCTTGTATTGATAATGTTTCTGTTCCAGCATTATTGCTTATCACAAAGTTTTTATCTGTATTTGTCCCTGTACCACCTTGGATAGAGACGGCCTGACGGGTTGAATCTGTCACGATCTCAGGCTCAGAACTGTTTTGATATGCTTGTTGTAAACTTACCGTAGTAAGACCTACTCCCCCACTAGCAGATGATGTATCTCCAAACTTATTAGCTTTTATAAATCTAGCATCACTAGTATCCGACAAGTCGGTACAACTTCCTTTAACAACTATCCACCCTCTAAAGATAAGATTTTCTAGTACAGGATTTATTTCAACTGGATCTACATCAAGACCATCTAAAGCCAGTGACTCATTATTATACTCGTATTGCCCTTCTTGGATATAAACTGTATTACTCCCTGAAGCATAGTATATTCTCTTAATAGACCAATTTGACCCATTTACAGTATCAAGTGTGCCAGTACCATTATCCCATGTAGTAGGATCAATATCTGTTTGACCTCCTACTGTAGTCCATCCTCCAGAGCCATTTCTATAGGTATAGATAAATGTCACAGGATCAATTTCAGGAGTATCTAAGTAGTTAGGATTCTTTGGGTCTGCTTTCAAATTAGAGGCAATACCAAACACCTGACCTGCACTCTTTTTAATAGTTAGGTCTGTGCCAGCAGGACTGAATATATTACCATAAGCTATCCTACCCACGGCTTGTCCAAATTCAGAAAGGGTAAACCCAATCCCTGAAAAGGTACTATTTGTGGAATTTGATACACTTATAATGGTTGTACCGCTTGGATGGACTAAGGCACCTAATGCTAGGTAATCTCTTATGTCTTCCTGATCTACTGGAAAATAGCCTAATTGGACAATATCACCGTTTACATCAAAAGCGATATATGAAGATGGTTGGCTTCCGGCATATGTTGGAGTTAATCCAGTAGCCCCAGCAAATTCGTATTTTACATATACAGGATTCAAAGGGTCTGTATAGTTGTCCACCATGTAAAATACACCGGAGCTGATATCAAACTTAGTTGTATCTGTATTTATACTTAATTGGCAACCAGTGACTATGATGTTATTGCCAATCAGTTTGACCCCTAGAGCTATCTGTCCGCTATCTGTCAGCAGAGTTCCATCTTCAGGAGGGACTTTTACAGCTCTTACCGTTGCTGTTGGGACTTCAGAAACATCTATCTGGAATTGTTTAGAATTGTCATCCACATTCTTGATTGCAAACTTATCGTCATAGAAGAAGTTTTGAGCATTTCCTAAGCGACTCCAAGTTGAACCATTGCTGTAATAAAGACCTGCTCTTTTTAAAGTTCCTAAAATCCATGTTCCAGTTTCTTGCAAAACCAACATAGTAATCCCGGCAGTTAAGGAGGCAGCCGGAAGATCAGCATAAGTATTAACTTCTGAATATAGGGAGGTTCCTGCTACCTTCATAAAAGAAATAGGCATTTAATCCTCCTTTTTAACAGAATAAGTTAAAGTCGCTGTCCCACTTACTGTTTTGATGATAATCTCATTTGCTGTATTATCAGTATTATTGATTAGAAATAGTCCTGCTGGTCTGTATTCGGGAACTGTGGTTGTTGAATTGTACCAAATCTTAGTTGGGCCATTACAATCACATTCAATCCACTCAAATGTATTACAAGTCAATGTGATTCCTGTTGTTGAATCAATTGTCTCTCTTCCTGAGCTTCCAATAAATTCTTCATATGGAGTATGACTGTCTAAATTAAGATTAGGGAAATTATAATAAGCTCTTGTTGTCTTAGTCTCTCCCGGCTTAATTATTGTCTTATTTGCACCAGTCTCATTATTAAGCATATAGGTTGTATTTGTTGAATTATTTGTGTATGTAGGCATACCTCCTCCTTATTAGATGCACACAGGCATTCTATTTTTAAAGCTCTCCAGTATTCGTTTGTACTGTTTCATATTTCTACCAGACCACCCTAAAAAGAACTTTCTATTATCAGCATTCTGATATGTGATATATGTTAGATACTCCTGAACTTCCAATAGGAATTGAAAGCAGAATTGTTTATCAGGTGTATTATTGGTAGCAGCTATTGTCATGGGTCCAATGATCTTATCTACTTTTGTATCTGCACAAATCTGTTGATACTTAGCAGAAGTATTCTTCCCGCTCATAACACCTGTTGTGAAGATCAATAGACATTTCTCATATGAATTAATCTTATCAAGATGCATAGGCATCCAGAAGAAAGTATAATAGAAGTCTCTAAGAGCATGTTGCAATTCTAAATCACCATTAAGAACTTTATCTAGCTCTTCTACACTAGCAGGAGCTATCTCATATGGAAGCCTAAGCTCTTCAAAATTCTCAAGATGCTTATAGACGATATTCCAACCTTCCCACTTTGGGAAATATCTTTCAGCAACTCCTGCATAAGTCATTCCTCCACGATCTGCTTTATAATTAGCAAATCCTGCTTCATCACTTAATAGAACCTCAATAGCCATACAATAGTTAATATCTTTTTCCCACATCATTTAAACCTTTTAAAAACATATGTTCCAATGTCTTCTCTTCCAATTTCCTCTTCCATACGATTCATCTCAACAAGCTCAAACCCCTTATCATACATCCAATTGATAAAACCTTCTTCTGTAAAATACCAACGATGTTCTGATGTCTTGAAATGTTTTGATTTGAGAAGATGATAACAGTTATCAAAAATAGGAATTGATACAAAAACATAATCTGTGATCTTGCTTAGAATATCATCTGGGTTTGGAAGATGTTCTAAAGAATCCCAAAATGTTGCACCTTGAATATCACATCCATCCCATAAGCTATCTATATTTTTTAGCCATTTAATCCCTACTGAATTGACATCTGTTCCAATAGCATTTCCATGAGTCTCAATGAATGTTCCTGCACCAATTCCTACATCAAGAACTGTTCCATCAAAGTGCTTCTTTACAAGATCAACCCTTGCCTTATTTAATGCGATTCCTATAGGAGTCTCAGCAAGCCTTTGGTAATTAGCAAAATACTTTTCATCATAGGGTTCATCAATATCCTTTACCGGATAATATCCAATTCCTTTTTTCGGCATCCACACCAACCCGTCTTCTAGCCATTTATTTATTGTAGAATCTTTCATTCCGTTATCCATTTTAATTCCTCTTCAAATATGTTGTCAAAATTAGAAATTGTCTTATTACAGTCATGTCTCATATCTACGCATTTGCAAAAATTATCAGGTTCGATCCATGATACTTTATTGCTTGCAGGGAGAAGATCATGTGTTATTTTTTCAGGAGCATTATGTCCACCTATTCCACCTAAAATGCATATGAAAGGAGTCCCTAATGCCATTGTCATTGGAACCATAAACCCGACGGATGCAACAACTAATGAGGCATTTGCCACAAGAGCAATAATCTCTTTGGCATTAAGTTCTCCATGGTGAAACTTTACATCAGCATATGGGTCTACTCCAGCCAGCCATTCTTTTCCTTCTTCTAAGTCTGCTATAGATACAACTGTATATCCATGCTCTTTTAGCAAGTTGGATGCTCTAGCCATATATTCAGAATGACAATTTCTTGCAGAATTAAACCATTCTGTTCTAACAGTAGGAGGTCTTATGACGGCATACTTTCCTTGTACGGGGGATTTTGTAACTACAGGTAAATCCCAGCTATCAGGCATCACCCTAAAGTGACTATACATTGCTTCTGGGATTGACATAGTTCTCATTTCTTTATGGCCATATCTTATCTGTATTGTAGGCATATGAGGAGGAGGTACAAACCATCTACTTTCCCCATGCTTAGAGATATTCTTTGACTGAGTTCTTAATCGCGTGCCACTTTTCACAGGATATACATTATTCAAATCTTCAAAAAACTCAGGCCAAGATGTTTCTAGATATACTTTATCATGTTTTTTTGCTAAAGCCTTTATGAAAGGTCTTTGATAGATAGTATCCCCTAAGCCTTGCATCCCCCTTACAAGTATTGCCATTTTTAAAACCTTTTATTTTAATTCACAATGATGTGAGCCTTGTTTAATATAGTGTTCTATAGCAACAAGTTTCTCATAAAATTTATCTTTACATTGTTCATGATTCTTACGTTCATGTTCAACAGTATCTTTGATAAAGTCCATTGTATTTTCTTGAACATCTGCAAGTCTGGATAGAGTATCTTTAAGCTCTCTAAGAAGACCCTCATGCTCTTTTCCTTGCACTTCTCTTCGTCTATCGGCATCTTTACGAGCCTCTTCAGAAGAATGCAATTGTTTATTTGATATATAGATGTACCACCCTAACCCGACAAAGATAGCGAAAAATAAAAGAACTATAACCGCACCTAAATCACCAGAACTGCTTAACTGACTGATAGCAGGGGATACATCTGGAAGTTCAGCTTGCATAATTCCTCCTATTTAGCATAGTCTAAATATTTAGACAATGTTTCCTGAAGTTCTTTTGCTTGCTCTGTTTGAAGTTTATTCTTTGTGTCTTTTGCCAGAACATCAATTGCTTTAAGAGCTGTCTTTTCAAGAAGCTCAATCTTATCATTCTTTTCAGCAGCCTCGAGAAGCATATCATCAATAGTATTCTCACTATTCTTAACCTGCTTCTCAATCTCTTTCTTGATGATTCCTTCTTTAACTTTTTGTGTCAGGAAAAAGGCAATGATCTCAACCACTGCCTGTCCTATAATTTGTAGAAATGCCATACTAAATCCTTTAGGCAATTGTATTCATTAGATCAATAAGGGCTTCTTTTGTCCCACCTACATATGAAGATTTCTTGATTGTGTATCCATATTCAAGCGTTACAGCATTTGTAGAATCTACAACCTTGATAATCTCGATATCCCAATAATCAGACGATGCTGTATTCTCACTGTAAAGCATAAAAGCAATATCAGTTGCATTTGTATTTGCTCTTACTAGGTATTTACTTACCATCCACGCTTGCATAGCTGTTTGTGTTCCAGCAGCATATGCTGAAATTCCATACTGAGTTAAAACGTCAGCAAAATTTGTTGTTGTTACTTGCATTTATTTTCCTTTATTTATATAAAAAATTGATTACGTTGACTAACGAACCACAAAGCAAAAGTAGGGAACTCTGCTGCTGAGATAGGCATCTTTGTACCATTTTCAAAGTGGATAGTTGTATCAGTCAATCCTAATTCAAAGCCATTCTTGACTTGCACCATGCCGTCCCCATCATCTTTTGTAAACGACACCGTGTAGTCAACTCCGTTTAGTGTATATACTGAACCTGCAAGCATGGCTTCGTCCCTGGCGATGTTAGCTTGTGCATCCAGTGATGCTTGTGTATCAGCATCAATCTTTTCTATATCAGGCTGATAGACCCCATCAGCATCAGGAGTATCAAAATAATGGCTATACCGTGTACCATCTGCTTGCATAGCGTATGTTTTTACATAAGGAAATCCATTATCATCAAAAGCCAAATCCTCATTTGGTGCTTTAGGCTCCCAAAAGGTTTTAACTCTTGGGTCTGTGCTTATGATTGTCTCATCTTCATTTCTAAAGATACCTGTTTGTTTTTGGTTTATTCTGTCATAGTAAAGTGTCATTTGTATTCCCCTTCAATTATAATATCAACTCCAGCAAGATCACCGGATACAAAAATTGAAGATTTTGAAGTATACCTAACAGATACAGAGCTTGTTGTTTTTGCAATTGTGAAGAATTCACAATCTGATATATCTGTCGCGGTTAGATTTCCGTCATCTGATACTATTGCATAGGATACTTTAAATGCAGCAGAAGAAAGCGTACAGGGTAGTGTTGCGTTATAAAACAATTGAGAACCAGCAAGATACGCCATTGTATACGCTGTGATTATTTTAACATTACCCTTGCTATCCTTAATATATTTGCTTCCATCAGTACATTTTCCTATAATAGTTCCATCTGGGTAAATCCTTGCCCCTGTAGAACTAAAACCAGTATCAGGTGAAAGAAGTAACCCCTCGTCAACGTACTCTTGATACTCTGATACGTTAGTACCATCAGATTCAATAAATGTGATCGTATTTGCTGAAACAGTAACCGCAGTACCAACATCACCTACAACACGCACATCAATATCCTGTGCTGTGTCATTCTGGATAAATTTACTTGAAAAAGCAACTGTATCCAGATATCCAGTTCGTGAAGTAGTAAGAACTACTCCACTATCAGTTAAAGTGACTTTCCCATATCTGTTTTGAGTGGAATCAAAAGTTACATTGGCATCGCTTGAAAAGTCATAAGTCAATGTCTGCCCCTCAAATGTACCTTTTGTAAATATTGGTGCCCCCGTTCCAGCCCCATTTGTAATATAATTAATTTGGAGTTGATGATCTGATAGTCCAGAACTCCATATAATTCCTTTTGCCATTTATTCTCCTTGTATTTTTATGGGAACGTCATAAAAACGCCCCCTACTTTCTGTTCCCTGAACTAAATCGAGGAAACCGTATTTCACATAATACTCTTCAGTTACATTATCACTAACATAACATAGGACGTTATTCCTATTAGCTCTTTGAGTTGTTCTCAATGCTTGGTATTCATCAAATGTACAGAACATATTAAATGACATATCGTTACTGATATAGTTAGATGTGTATAGATTTGTACCGTTGATTGTTCTTTTTTGAAAACCAAAATCCTGTTGATCATCTTTTAGGGGATACTCAGCTTCACCATATTCTGTTAAAGTTCCACCAAATACCATTCCCAAATAAGATACTGTTGGGAAAGTAACTACTGCCGTGGCACCTGTTTGATCTGAGAATGTAAATAGTTTTTGATCGGTAATGCTTACATCTCCGCTATCATAAACAGCTGCGCCGTCCAACATATAAATACTATAACCATCTGCTATAGCTAAACTATATGAATCAGAAACAGCTACCGAATTACCATAATAAGTATCTTCTGTAAGAGTTGTATCAGTAGAGATTGTTGTAGTAGAGCCTGACCCATCTGAAACTACAACTCTAGTTGTTGTTGCATCAGTATTTGCTATAAAAATACAGTTTCCATCAAAAGATACTGTGTAGTACCCATATCCTGAAGATTGCTCTGCTAGTTGTTTCTTATATTCTGTAATTGCATATGTAGGATTTGTAGTAAACCCACTAGATACATATGTTGCTGTATTAGACCATGCTATCTTTGTATTACAAGACATTTACTACCTCCTTATACATAGGTTATTGTTCCTAAGCCTGATAAAATTTCATCACCTTCCTTAGTTAATTTCTTTTCTGTCACAACAAAACTTCCTGTAGCATAATCACTTGAAAGAGTCACCTCTGTACCAATTTGAATATGTCTTACAGTTCCCAACTTGATGCTGATAGAATCCCTAAGATATAAAGTCTTCTTACGATTTAACATTGTAAGAACTTCACTATTTATATAGTTCTTAGGAGATATCTCATCAGTTGTTCCTGTTGAAAGTCCCGTATAAACATCCTCTGATTGATTTGCTTGAGTCAGTTGATATATTTTATTATCATATGCTTCTGTATTCCATTTCGCTGATATCTTTGAAACGATATTATCAGGTGCTGATGACTCTAAACCATCTTCAAGAATCTCAAAGTCAGTAATCGTTTCAGATGTTGATCCAGTGAGTTTATCTACAAAGTAGAAAGTTGTTCCATCTAAATAGAAAAGGTGGTCTGTATATTCACATAGACCTATTAGATATTCTATTCCATATTGTTGACTTGCTGGATACTCTCTTACTGAGACATCTGTTGCATAGGTTGTATCATAGGAGTAACCAGAAAATACTTTTGTTATTACTTTATCTATTGTGTTGAACACATTTAAATCCTTTTATGCTATATGCGGCCAATGATGCTATTGTGTTGCTCATTTAGTTATCCAACTGCTTCCATGTTGTTCCATTATATCCATAGAAATGTCCGTCTGAAGTGTTAAAATATATTACCCCGTTGCCTGGATTAGATGGGGCTGAACTGGAGCCTATTAATTGTATGTCACCGCCTGTCCCACCTTGAAATACACCCCCTACTCCACCATTTGTACCATATGATCCACCTATTGCCCATATCCCAGACGATCCACCGCTTGTGAATACACCTGTTGAGGCACTCTCTGATAATATACCGTATCCAGAACCAGATGAGATAGCCTCTACTGAATTACAAAAATTAGACTCTGCCCTAATTGCAGCCCCTGATTTTATTGTACCACTTGTTTTAGTATGTTTTGCGAATATGCCAGTATTTGAAATACCAGCATCTACATAAATAAATGACTCGTAAGATGTTGATGTTGTGCTATCCCCTATTTCTACTACAGGGACCCACCCATACGTACCACTACCAGAATCATATAAAAACTTATAAAAATATGTCTTACCATCTTGGGTAGGCGTAAAATCAAGCCTTGTTGATGCTGTAAGCCCTGTTGATGGTGCAGTTCCACCTACTATTGTTAGGCGGGTTGCAGTTGAGTTTGTACCGTTTGGTATCATTTGGATACCATTAGTTAATAGGGTTGACCCATCCCAACTTATATAGTGTTCAGCATCCCCACCAAAGTAAAAATCCCCATCATTCTTAATATATACTGTCCAAGTCGATCCAGAATAATATCCTAGATAGTCCTGAGATATATTCAACCCAGTATCGGGAGCACCATATTCAATAGAAGACCCTTTGATAACTTTCTTGACTTCCTCTATAATGATATCCCAAGCTTGACCATTCCATTTATATTGAATATCCGTAGAAGTGTCATACCAAATATCACCAAGAATAAGATCATAGTCATTAGGACTTGGTTCAGTGTCTTGATGGTATGTCGTTGTCTGGAGTTTTCTTGCTTTTCCTGTAATAATCTCTTCAACAATAGTTGTTGTCCCGTCAATATACATAGATATATCGCCAACAGGTCTTTGATCTAATTGAAAAGTTCCATCAGCAAGCTTATTGAAAGTTACTTCTACGCCATCATCAAACACTTTTTGTGGATCACCATACGCTGACCAATACAAATACTTTGTCTGATTCATCAATAAAGGTCTTGCAAAGAAACCCTGTGTTAATGTATAATTTCCATTGATATCACATAATTCACCAAAAGCTATCGGGTAGACTCTCCCATCGGAAAACACCGTAGAAGAAGAGATCGCAGACCAAGGAGATGTTGGAGGGGAAACACTATGACCCCCATCTGTTTTAGTATTCTGATAATATACACCACTTGAATACACAACTGCATTGGATAGATATTTTGAATAGTCATAATCTATGCTGAGAACATCTCCATCATCTACATCTGTTGTATCACTTACTGTAATAACACCGGAAGCATAATCTAATGTAAAGTCAGTATCCTCAACTAATGAAACAGACTTTGTTGTATTGGTAATGCTTACAGTTGTATCTATAATTGATTGATTATGTAGAGGAGCTAAGAAAGTAGAACCTAATGCAAAAGATACCCTAAGCTCTTCACCAGTGACACTTATTGCAGTATTATCTACAAAAGTACCTTGATACTCCCCACCATTGATAATAAGGTTTGGAGCAGGAGTTAGTAGGTTATAATTTTCATTGCGGAAATCTTCCGTCTTAAACTTCAACTCAAATGTAAATTGATTTTTATCTCTCAATATAGCAACACCTGTAAAGATGTCTGTAACAGTTGTTAAGTCATAGTCAGTCCACTTGAGAGTAACATCCCACTCTATATATGATTGGATATCTTTTAAAGAATCCCCATTATCATTAGTCTTTCCTGTGATTAAAGATACAGACCCAAGTTGAAGAGACGCAAAAGCACCTCCTCCCCATGAGATATCAGTTGTATCCAGTATCCAAGGATCATACCACTGACCATTGTATGTGACACCGTTTGCTATATCTGTAACATAAAATGTTGTTCCACCTGCTGTTATTGACATTAATATCATGCCATAGCTCCTTCATACCTATTCAATGTTCTTTTTAAACCGCTTGATGTTAGAGGATTTTCTGCTGTTGTTTTTGTGTAAGATGCTGTTGCCGCATTAGTTGCTTCTATATTACTTAGCTTATCATTCATTCTTCTATTCTCTTCCCTAAGCGCACGAATTTCAGCAATTAAAGCACCTGAACCATAGTCCATGTTGTTTGAAATAGGGAATACTGGCATTGTTCCACCGCCATTAGCATAGCCTTTTCTGATTCCTTCTAAAGAAGGGAATAGATATGACATGCTTTGTGGGACAACATATTCACCTTTATGGACTATTCCAGCAGGTTGATATTTATTACCCTCTCCCGTGTATCCACCAGATGCAAACATTCCATGATGATGGCTCTTTTTGGTGGGGGTTGAAAATGGTGTGGGAGTGGTCGTGGTATCAGGAATAGTAGCTACTAAGGCAGTTGTGTTAGCTGCAATTATTTCAAGTTGTGCTAACATCAGATCATCAATAGTCATTAACTGACCTTGAAACTGTTCAGTGGTATTTGCTATCATTTCTTGAATCTTAATTGCTTCAGGTGATGATTTAAGAACATCTAATGTGGTTTGACTATACTGACCTGCAATATCCATATATCTACCAAAAGCTCTTTGTAAGGCAGATAAGTTTTCAGAAGTTTGATCACCTTGAAATGCAGATAATGCAGAACTTAAAGTAGCTTGCTCTTGTGAAAATCTTCCTTGATAGTATTCTAACCCTTGTCCCGGCAATCCACGTTGACCACGAATCTGATCTATTAAGGATTGTGCTTGATCTACCATTCCTTTTAAGGAATCTGAGAATGATTTTAGTTTATCAGCAGCATCTCCTGCTGAGTCTCCTACATCATACATTCCTTGCAGTAGGGTAGATACTGTATCCTCAGAACTTACTGCAACTGATAGTATTGCATCTGCTGTCTCTTGGGATATCCCTAAAGTATCAAGAAGCGCTTGATTTGCATCTTCTTCAGTCATTAACCCTTGTTCAATTAGGATATTATTTTTTGCTTGTACTTTCGCAACATCAGAAAGGAGACTTAAGAAACTTTCAGTAGAAGTAACATTTGCGTCCTGTAACGCTGTATTTTTTTGTATTGCTTGACCTAAGGCATCTGATGCAATTACAGCTTCATCCTCAGAACTTACAAAACCAGCAAGAGAATCAATTGACTGATTTCTCATATTTGCCAATTCTACTTCCAAATCAGATAAAGTATTAATACTTGCTATATACTGACCTGCGTACCTACCCTTGTACCCAAATTCCTGTAATGCTTTATATAGTTCAGTCTGGGCTGCTGTTGCAGTCTGTGCATCATACCCTTGATAAAAGGATCTTAATTTTGTTCTACTCTTTGTGACCCCCGCTTCAGAAAATAAGGTATTTAACTCTTTCCTGACTGCTATGTCCTGTGATAGCTTTCCTATTTTTCTAACCTGCTCATATCCTGTTTGACCTCTAGCCTGTGCAAGCTGTGCATCGGTATTATTATTTAGTGCATCAATTAGATTATTGAAAGCAGATCGTGTTTTTGCCTCTAAATCAAACTTTTCTTTTTGTCCACTAAGAGCCTGACCTGCTACCATAAGACCAGCTCCAGTTGCTATAGCAGCATAAGGATTTGCAGCAAAAGAGGTTGCTACAACGGCACTTGTTCCAGCACTTATTAACCCAGAACCAATTGAAGTAGCACCACTAGATACTGCTTTTTGAATATCTACAGAACCTGTTTTAATCGCTTCTATTATTACACTAGACAAGGTATTAGCTATTCCTTCTGATATGATTTTACCCATATCGACTGAACCCCTAAGTAACGCTTGTACAAAATCTTTTTGTGACTTATCCAATGCCTGTACCATATCTGATAATCTAGCTGCTTCTGTTCCTGCTGTAGTGCCCTGTCTTGTAGCAGCTATATTTTTTAATGCAATAGTTGCTTGAGTTAATTTTCCACCCTTTACTAAAGAGCTGATATTAGAAAAGTCAATCCCATCAATAGAATCACCAACTGATTTAATATACTTAGCCGTTTGTATCAGTTCATCATTCAAAGATGATCTTATTACATTTGCAAATTTATCATACTGATCTGTATTCTTCTGACCTAAATCATACAAAGTATTTAGGTTAGATATCATCAATCCTATTGATTGTGCATCCTCTTTTGTAAACCTTTCAAAGAATGGTTGAGTGCCTGTAACTTCAGTAGGAGTGGTAGACTTTGTTAGTTTTTCTTTCTCAGCGTTTGCAACTGTAAGCTTCCCCTTTAGTCTATCTATTTGCTGTTCAAATAGTTTTATTGTTGCATCTTCACCTTTTGTAGTTCCACCCTCTTTCAGCTTTGCAATTTGGGTAGTATAGTAATCAATACTTTTTTGTAGCTTTTCAGTAGGAGTAGCTTCTAAGGTTTTGTAGAACGGCTCTGCCTGCTTTCTAACTTCTTTCAGAGCACTGGCAAACTCTTTTGCACTCACTGTGCTATCATCTAACCAAGTCAACATCTTATTAGAAACATCTAGAATAGAATCACCTAAAGGGGTTAGAACATCTTTCGCCAAATCTCCAAGAACATTTTTGACACGTTCCCAAGTTTTAGCATACGTGTTTACCACCTTTGCTGAATCATCTAACGCACCCGCTGAATCTTTTATCTGATCAAGGCCACTTACTACCGATCCAATAGATGTCCGTAAGTTGGTTAGTGATTGTCCATATAATTTATCTACACTTTGAATGAGTTTATTAAAATCGTTATCACTTAATGCCTGTAACCTCCTACCGAAACTTACTAATGCATCCTCACCTTCTTTACCGCCTTTATATAGTTTCTCTAAGAACGCAGCTTGAGATATTCCTAAACCACCAAATATAGCCTGACTATCCGCACTGTCTTCTCTTAATCCTGAGAATAAAGTACGAATTTGTGTACCAATTGTAGAGGCATTCAAACCAAGTCTACTAAAAGCAGAGGCCAAAGCACCAATTGTATCTACCGTAGCCCCAACACTTTCTGCGGCTGTCAATGCGTAATTTGAAAAGGTAGCAATATCCTGAGTTGTCAACTTAGAACTATTTGCAACCCATGCAAGTTTATCTCCGAGCTGTTGAGCAGAGTATCCTGCTTTTCCAGCTCCATCTCCAAATACCGTAAAGAAGGTTACAATCGCACCAGCAGATGTCTCTACCGTATCCCCTGTAAGCAAGGCCATCTTAACAACAACTTCGGTAGCATCAGCAAGATTCTCTGCTTCTACTCCTGCTCTAGCAAGTTCTAGAGCCGCCTGATTTAATCCTTCAACTGTACCACCTAATGATATACCAAGATCAACTATTTGCTGTTCTAGATTTCTAGCTGAATCTCTATTTAAATTAAGGACAGCATCCAATGTTGCGGCAGCCTTATCAAATTCTACTAAGAACTCAACACTATTTCTTAGAGCATTTGTAACAGCATACAATCCTCCAAAAGCAGCAGCATACATAGCAGCACGTTTAGTGATTTCTACAAACCAAGCACCTCTATGGAGTTTCTCCAAAGCAACAGTATGATCATGAATCTTTTTAGAGCCATCATCAATATTGCTTTTATATTTTTCAACTTTTTTGGAATATTGATCTAGGGTCATCTTTCCAGATTCATATTGCTTTGTAAGATTATCAACTTCCATAGCCAATTTATTTTGAGCTTTAGAATCTTCTCTAACTCTTGCAATATCTTTCTTTGCAAAGACACCTGCTGATTCTTTTCTAGCAGCCATCTTTTCTAGTTCTCTTGATTGACCTATCAATTTATCCCGAAGCCTTATTGCTTCATTAATAGAGGAGGATTCTTTTTTTACAGTATTGGCATTTGCACTTATCTGGGTATTCAAACCTTTATAAGCAGATTCAATGTTCTTTACATTAGCGGTATATTTAGCTAACGCCTGTCCTTGAAGATCGGTATTTCCTTTAGCATTTTTAACAGCTTGATTAAACACCTGAGTCTCATTTGTAAGAGCTTCAAGTTGTTTTTTAGTTGCCTGTGCTGATTTATCAAGACCCATTACAGAAGCTCTATTAGAAACCCTGATGATACTATCTTCAAGCTTTCCTACTTCTTTATTTATCTTATCAAGATTCTCTGCGGTAAATCTTATGTTATATAATTCTTGTGATTCTGCCATATGTCCTCCTTATAGGTTTCCTTCAGACAATGCTTTCCCAAGCACTCTATGAAAGAGAAGGGGGTTATTTCCCCTTCTTTGGATTATCTAATAATTCTTTTTCGTATTTATTCAAAGCAGATTGAACCATTGAAGTGCATTTTCCGAAGAAATCTGTTTGATCTCCCCATGCACCTTCTTCAGGTAAATGTCCTGCTTGATTGATTGAATGTGATTCCATTGCATCAGAGAACATATTCTTGATATCAATTCCTTCATGCTCATGTTTCATAAAGTAGGACATAGGACATTCGGTAATAACCTGATCTTTGATTCTAAGCTTAAATGCAGATTTCCCTTTTATTTCATGAATAGGGCAGTTCCATGCAAGTTTTTCACTATCATTACAAGTGGTACAGTTTTTCTTACGTTTTACTTTATCCTGATACCACTCATTGAAATAGATTATTAGAAGTTTCCCAAGTGTGCTTCTGCATCATCAGGGAATTTAGAAACATTAAGGATTACAGAACCAAACTCTGTGATTCCTTCATTTCCAATAAAGGTAAGCATATCATCATCAACACCAACTTTAGGATCATATTTGATCTCTTTGTCATTCTCATCAAAGATATTATCCCAACCACAAATCTGACTCTTTACAACATCGACATTGACACTATTTTGACTGATTCTCATTGATTTGAATCCATCTTCATATGTGATAATGCTATCTTGAATCTTTGCAAGTTGTTTCTGTGATAGAGGTTTGAACTTAAAGGTTGGAGGATTTTGTACTTTCTCTTTTTCACCTTCTTCATTATCTTCAAAACGATCTTGAATCAGTACATACTCATATTCATGTTTATAATTCCGTGTAAACTTTCGTGCCATTATTTTTCCTTTTCTAATGTACTTATGGGAGAGCTATTCTAAGCTCCCCAAAATTAGGCTGCTTTAGTAGCCATATAGAATGCGTTGTTATTCGCATCCATAAATGCTTTGAATGTTGTATTTTGTACAATCACACCCGCATCATCTGTTCGACCAATTTGAGTGATACGAATATTAGGGAAGTAGACAATAATCTCATCACCATCAGTATTTGTCAGCTCAAAGTAAATCTCAGCAGCAGTATTGTTCTTGAATGTTGAAACAAGAGCTGTATCAGCAATCTCAAAGTCAAAAGAACCTTCAAGCATCTTCTCTGTAATAGTCTTACGGTAGATACCAGCAGATGTAACAGAGTTAGAGTCTCTAAGGGTATTTGATGGATTGAATGCAAGATTTGTAACATCATAAGAAACATCATCAATCGTAAAGATTGCACGTTTACCTACAAAGCTGCCGCCTCCACAAGATTGACCGCTAAGAACATGTGGATCACCGTATGTCTCAGAAACAGTTGTAAAATTAATACCCTGAAGAGGAATATCAAATTTAACAAGGTCAGCGGTATTCATGTTCATTGTGATACCTTCAGCCATTACACCGAAGAAGTCCTCACAAGCTCCTGCCTCTGAACCAAGATACTGTCTAGCAGCAAGAGATGTAATAGACTCTCCAACAACTGCAAAACGGTAAAGGTCATAAGCACCTGCACCTGTATTTTCTGTAATAGTACCTGTAGTTTTATTTACATCAGCACTGATTGCGGCATAATAACCAAGAGCATTCTTTACCATATCGTGATTCTGTAGCATTCCAACAGATGATCCCGGCTGAGTTGTCAGCATTTTAAGGTCAAATGTGATAGATGCAGAAGAAGTTTCCTGACCAGCAAGTGATGGACAAGTGATATACTGACCATTCGCTGTATTTGGTGTGATCTCTGCAATATTGGAATCGAAATATCCACCGACATCAAATAGAATTGAGTCAGCATCTTCAAAGATACCGTAGATGATTACAACATCTTCTGTACCAGCCTGAGCACCCCCAGAAAGGAATGTAACAGTTGTTTCAGTAGAAGTAGTTACAATTGTATAATCTGTACCATATGTCAGAAGAGTATCAGTAGAGTCAACACTACCAGAAGCAGTACCAACATCTAGATATACTTTGACTGTTGCTTCACTGACAACACCTGTAGGATTAGTACCTGTGTGTGAATCAAGAACAACTGAATCAGTAGCGGATACCAAAGTATCTGTTTTGGTAAAGTCTCTAGCTGGACCCTCACCATATACGCTCTCCTGCTCAATTGCAATGACAGTGGTTTTTGATAGCAAAGCTGCCATGTTTTTCCTTTATTTAACAATTTTCATCACAGAGTCTATGTTTAAACTCAAATGTGATCTGCCCCTCTTTGTTGGGGAACCTTTCATTGAAATCCCATGTTGCTAATTTGATATCCCTATCTAATACATATCTCCATATACCTGTGTCTCTAAGCACTGCCCTCATGAGCATATCCTGAACATCTAGATACTCAAGTTCAGCTTCCATATTTAGGTTTATGCAAAGAGTTATAAGAAGTGTTGAGTCATACCCGGTAGTACCCGTTGTGGATTTACCATTGAAGTCAAATGTATTAGTATGGTTTACAATATAGCAAGATGGAAATACCTCCTCCTGATCTAGTGGGACTGTTTTATCAAAAGAAACTTTCTGAAAATAATCTTCAGCTTCTATGATCTTTTTTAAATCCTCTAGTATGAATCTAGTTTGGTATGCCATTTTATCTTCCTGTTATATTATTAAGACTCCGCTGTATGATAACCTCTAAGCTTTTGAAGGCATGAGTTCTATAGCCTTTTACAATAGTGTTCTTATCCAGATAATCAGAATAGTCAAAACCATTTTTTACTGCTGGACCTAATTGACCAATAATTTTAAAGTCATATTGATACTTATCTTTTGTAAAGGTATACCTTCCTTTAGGCTTCAACAGTTTTAAAGACTCACGAAGAGTTCTAGTTCTCATAAAAGGGTATATAACTCCTCCTGCACTGTTTCTTCTTCCAGCGGAAGTATATTGAAGGCTAAGTCTTTTATAGACAGTATCATACCATTCTTTCTGAAGACTATTAATCAAGCTATTACGAAGTCTTTTTGTAACCTTTATGAAAGCATCTCTTGTAAGAGCCCCTAACTTTTTAGTCAGTTTACCCAAGTTCAATAGCTCCCAACGGAGAATAATGTTCAAAGATACTTGTGATTTCACGTGGTAACTTGAACGATCTATAGTTGGTTTTACTTCCTTCAGGAGATGTTATAGAAGATATCATATAGGTTTTAGCTTTTAGATTTTCATATCTCATTTGAGCAGAGGTATAAAAGGCCCATTTAAGATCAGGAGGAGGTTCTGTGTATTCTCTAAATGTTTTCGTAGGGAACAGTTCAGCAAGAGGAGTGTTAAATTCATTGAGGATAAGATAGTAGGTGTATTCGACAGTATAATCTGTGTCAGAGTTCATATTACCAGAAGTAACGAGAGTAATAGTGCCATTGTCATAATCAACAGTATAATCACTACCCTCGGTATAATCTCCGATAGAAACACTGACCAGATTTTTGTAAGTAAGTGAGATTGCAGCATCGAAATCTCCATTGATAGTCTCTGAATATGATTCTATATCTTTAGTAATTGCAATCCCGTACTTTTCAAATAACTCTCTAATCAAACCTCTTAGAATAAACGCATACTCAGTTAAACTTGAATCATCTTTAATTCCTAACGAATATTGAAATTCAGTAAACTCCATAATTTCTCCTTAAAGGAGTTGTCAACTTTCTTCAGGCTTTTTAGAAGTCTTTCTAGTTGTTCTAGGTTTTCTAGTTGTTTTCTTTGGTTCAGACCGTTTAGCCTGAGATTTTGTTACTGGGGTCGTTTCCGCTTCTACTTTAACTGGAACTTCTTTAGGGGGATTAAAGTCTACTTTCTCAAACTTCTTTGGGAATGTTTTAAGTAGGTACTCTCCATATTCATCTACAACAGTCTGCTCTACAAGGGTTTCATCATTAGATGAAAACTTATAGCCACCACTTGTAAATGATCCAGTTTCAATAAATCTAAGTGTCATATATTATCCTTTTCTAAGAAGGAGAGCCTAAGCTCCCCAAAATTATACTGTACGAGTAAGGTTGATGTTGATACCGGCAATTGCATACTTGTGGGAAGTATCAACTGTACCAGCAGAATCAGGTCGGTCATACTTACCATTGAAGCCGAATCGTGCAGAAGTGTACCATTCGATTGTCTGATTAGAAGGCTCACGCTTCATTTCAGTAATAATACTTCCAGATTTAGCGTAACTTATGAACATGGACTTGTTGAACATGATCATAGAACCAAGAGTATTTGCGCTACCAGATGTACCATCACCAACTGTACCATCAGCTTGTACCAGAGAAGGCATATAGCTGGAAATAACAACAGGGATTCCACCGATTGTATTAACAGCGCCCATTCCAGCAAGAGTAGAAGGCATACCAGATTTAGAAGCATCTGTATAGTCAGCCATCAGTCTGAGACGGTTGTAAAGGTTCTGAGTGACCATCAGGACAACATTACCTTGTGCAACTTGGTTAGCATCAAGATATTTACCACCAGCTTCTTGCATAGCAAGGATATAAGTGAACAGAGCAGCATCAGTCAGAGCAGCACCACCAAAGTCAACAGTATCTTTACTCAGTGCAATTCTACGAAGACCTTTCCAAGACTTCTGAGTTGAAGTTGTACCAGAGAATGCATCCCCATAGTAGTCAACATCATCCATATGTGTTGCAGTGTTATCACCACTGATGATGGCAAGCTCAGTACCAACAGCCATACCACGTCTAAGGTCAGCCATTTTCTCAGCAGCAACATCAATAAGACTGTCAGCAAGGGTTTCATAAGAAGCACCAGTTGTACCGAAAATCTTATCAAGCTCATATCTCATCAGAGTATAGCTAGAGTTACTTTGTGTACCAGTATCGCCTTCAGCAACACGATATACTTTCAGCTTGTCGTTTTCAAGGATATCATGAACTCCACCCTCTTGAACTTCTTTATAGTTGATTAGTCTGGAGACATTTGTTTCTTCCCAGATATCACGCTCAACCATACCGGAGGTAGGTCCAGTTGCAAAAGTATCATCAAGAGCAGCATCAGTTGTAAGGCTTACCGCTTTCATACCTTTGATTTTTGCATCAATAGCATCACGGTCTGCACCAGTAAGCTCGTGACCTTTAGCAGCACGAAGCTGTTTCATCATACCAACAAGACCAAGTACTTCTCTCTCCTCTTTACTTGCAAACTTAGGATTAAAATCTTTCTTATTCACTACAGGTTCCTTTGGAGCCTTTGTTTCAGGCATTTTTGCTTCTTTAGCTTTTTCGGCAACTTTCTGTGCCATTTCTTTGATTAGTTTACTCATTCATTTTCTCCAATAATTTGATTAGCTTGTTCTTCTACTTGTGAATAAAATTCATCAAGCTTTTCTCTAAGTTTTTCAACCTGATCTTCAATTGCTTCTAGCTCTTCTACTGAATCAATAGAATCAATTGAGAATGTACTTAGTTTTCCAATAAGTTCCTGAGCAGGATTTACTAGTTCAGGTTCCTTTTCTGGAACAACCTCTTCTTCTTTTTGAGCTTCCTGTTTAGGTTCCTCTTTTGTAGGGACTTCCTCTTTCGGCTTCTCCTCAGCAGGTTTTTCTACCTCAGCAGTAACTTCTTCCTTGCTGTCTGTTTCTTCGTTAGAAGCAGGTTCTTCAACAGGAGGAGTTTCAGGAACAACTTCTTCAGTTGGTTGCTCTTCATTCGTCTGTTCCGTTTCAATATCTTTTATTTTCATATTTTCCATTTCCTTAATTACCATCCGTTTATTTTTATAATCAATTTCGATATTGATTCCCTTTTTCAAATCCTCAAATTTAATAGGTTCGATATCAAAATCATCACGACTATGTTTTGCTAAATGATTATAAACACCTTTTCTCTCATCATCTGGCATGTCTGTTTGATAAAGACGTTGGATTGCTGCCTGAACACCTTTTAATACAACATCATGTCCATCAGATGCTTTGTGGTGAGCAAGTTTATATCCACCTTTAATATCTTCTTTACCTTCTTCAACATAGGCACACATGATTTTTAAATCATCTACAGTTGCAGCAGATACTTCAGCGGGTCCATCCCATTTTGTATCGGGATCAGCCTTACCTGTACCATTTTTATGTGCTCTACCATAAGTGATTACAGTCTTTTCATGGTTAGATGATTTAACACCTTTGTTTACTGAAGAAACTTGAACATCAAACTCTTCCATGAGCTTTTCTTCAAGCATCCTAAAGGCTTCCATGACATTTGCTTTGACTTCATCACCCGATAAGGCTTCATTCCACATAACTTCAAACCAGTTATCATCTACTGTTTCAAAGAAAATGTTAAAGTATCTCCGAAGCATGTCGTAACGATTCCATTTGTCATTTTCAGTTTCATCCCAAGTAAGACCCTTTGAGATAATATCTTTAAGTTTTTTCACTTCAACCTCTTCTTTAGTTTCTTTTTCCATCTGGCAACCACAATCAGGATTCATTTCTTTCAATGCTTTAACTGAACAAGAAAGTCCTGTACAGGAATGATCTTTAACAAGTGCTTTTATGGTATCAAATGTAGCAAGCCTGTTGGACGGTACGGAGATAAGCGAGGTCTCATAGATAGAGCCACGTGTCCATGTTAGGACATCCTCACCATTAACCTGTTTGAACTCATAGTCATAGGCTTGGAACCCGATAGAAACACTATCAATGATCCCTTTCTCAACAGCAAAAAATACTTGCTTATCCATTGCTTCAAAGACTTCTGCTTCAAACCAAATCCCGTCCGGGCGTTTTGTTAATTGTACTTTTCCAACAGGTCGATTCATATCGTGATAGGCAAGCAGGACTTTTGCTTCAAGATCAAATCCTGAAAAGTCTACTATTTCACCATCTCTGTCTACATTTACTTCACCAGTAACAGGATCAGTAATTCTCGTTGCCCATCCTGCAATCTTGATTGTTCTATTTCCAATGTCACCAGAGGTAGAAATCTCTTTTACTTTAGAGTAACTTTTAAATTTTAATTCTTTCATTTCATCTCCTTACCTCCCATCTATTAATAGCCTTTTCCTGTAGTTTCGGATATCGTTAGATGTCCTAAGCTTTTCAAAATTCCGTTTTGTTAGGCTGCTTTATTTCGATCTAGTAGGTAATCATATGCATTCCTAGCATACCAATCTTCTATTGTCTCTTCTCCATTTTGCACAGAAGATGCCGTTTTAGCATTATATAGTAGACCAGAACCGGCAGAATAATCACAGCCTATATACTTCGCAATATCTTTCCAACCTAAAATAGATACTTTCTCAGTCATCATTTTAATTTTCTTCATTTGACCGTTTTGAAAGTGATCCCCTAAATTACCTTTTAGTTCAATATAGAGATTAGCTTTGGGTAAGTAAAAATCAGGAGTATATCTTATCCCTTTACCTAATTTAAAAGTTTTAGGTTCGTATTCAAAGGGAATTGCGAATTTATTTAAATAATTTGCAAATAAAACTTCATATGAAGACCTACAATAAGTCTTTTCTTTAGTTACTGGATGCGAAAAGTACCATCTGTATTTAGAGAATTGTTTTTCTGGAGATATATTTGCTCCTAATTTACTAAACATCTCTTTCTTAACACACCCACAACTCTTCGCCTTACCTCTTATAAAGTTATCACTAAGTGGATAATAAATTTCCCCACAGTGACATCTACATTTATATTTAGACTTTACGCCTGATTTGTTACTTTTAATAAATTCCAGCACTTCGACATTAAGAAATGTAGTGCCCACCAAAGCCTCATAATCATGTTTATTTCTATGAGACTTTGTAAGCTTTAATGTTTCCAAATTTCCCATAGCATGCAGACAACCGCAGCTTTTTGTTGCTCCCCCTTTAATATTCCCAGCACTAGCTATATGCTCTTTCCCACAGTCACACATACACCTAAATTTAGCTATAGTTTTATTATTTTTATTTTTAAGACGAATAACCTCTAGTACAGTAAGCATATGAAACTTCTCGCCAATATGTTTTTCAAGAATTTTAGGAGCATTCGGCATATTTAAGTCCTGCCCTGCATTCCCGGATCATTACTACTTCCTCCCGGACCACTAGGAATATCTGTAGAAGAATTATCATTGGAAGTATTTGTTGAATTCTGTTCACTAAGAGCCTCATATGATACAGCCCCCTGACCACCAATCAAGTACTGGGGTAGGTAGTGTCTATCAAATTCTTCACCTTCTAATGGGTCAAGCCCAATTGAAATACGGCTCTCATTTACGGAAGCCCAGCCTAGGCGGAACCTGCCCTCAGCAATGGTCTGTCGCTCTTCCTCACTCTCATCAAAGATTCTAATAGATTCTCTATCAAACTTAAAGACGATGTTTTTCAGACCCATCACTTCTTGCATATAACGAGTAAAGTGAGCTTCTACTGCTGTGATTAATGGGCTGATATTTAACTCATAGCACATCCTAGCAGCAAGTCTCAATGATTTATCTTGGATTGATCTTAAATCCTTACCAAGCAATTCAGGCGGAATTCTAAAGGACTCCATGATAGAATTATTTATGAAAGTCATAAGTTCAATGATTTTTCCTGAATCAAGCCCATCGGAGGTTGCATTCAGATTCAACTTTTCATTATCCAATAGAAGAACTTTTGCTTCAGTCGCACTCAAATAGTTATTTAATGCCTCTGTGATCTTTGAACGACTTGTTTCACTCAACCACTCACCTGTAGCAGCAATAATAGATTTCTTTCCACCCTGAGAAGTATAATTCTGCGCCCAAGCTGTTGTAGAAAGTTCCATTTGAATGATTCTATTAAGAGCAGTTATTTTAGGAATACCATAAAGAGGGTTTGTAACATCGTATGATCTTAGAAGGTAAATAATGTCTTCATACTTATACTCAAGCTCAGTCCCATCAGTTGTTCTATAAATAAACCTATCAATAGTAGATTGTCCAGAACCAGCTTCCAAAAACCACTTATTATTATCAATAACAAAGAAGTCAACCATTCCTTTACGAGTTTTCTTTGAAGACTCTTCAGGAACAATTAAAGCTGCGTTATATCTGAATAAAGTGGAGAAAAGAGTTGTATTGAACTCTACATAAGATTGGTAGTCATTTGTGAACTCATCACTGAACTGTTTTGGAGTTTTTACTTTTGTCAGCTTTCCATCAGAACCTTTTCTAAAAAAGCTATGTCTTGCAGGAGATACAATATCTGTCAATGTTCTAATTGCTGTATCTAATCTCTCAATAGAGTTTTGATAGGTAGATAAGTTCTGAATAGCAGTTGGTTTTCCTGAACCTTGGATATAAGAAGTTTCATCTCCTTTTCCAAAGGTAGGGTGTTTATTATGTTTAGGGGGAGATTGTTTGGATAAATTAAGAAATCCCATATTTATCCTTTCAGATAGCCAAGTGCTTTGAGCTTTCTTTCTGCTGCTTCTATTCTATTACCCATTAGATTAGCTTTCTTTTCTTTAGGCATTTCCCTAAGCCCGAAATTTTCAAGATAGAATAGGACACCCATTTCAAAGATTGTCAAATGGTTTTCTTTTACTTTACCTATTGAGTTAGTTTTTGAAGATGATTTAACAGGTTCTTCTTCAATAGGATATTCTTGAAATTCCTCTTTAGGCTCTTCAACCTTTTTTCTAGTGCTTCGTCTTACCGCCATTCTTAATCCTTCACTTCAAATTTATACGATAGTGTTTCAGTCTGTGTCGAAGTATCATGATATGTAACTCTAATATCAATTCTTCCTTCTTCAGTTGAAGTCCAGTTATCGGGTTGTAGAATATATTTATAGATAGGCTCAAGTGTTGAATCCATCTCTGTCCAATCTAAAACTTCAACAGGATCATTACGACCTTGCTGTGTATAAAACTTAAATTCTACCTTACTGATCTCTTTCCGACTGATGACATCTGAACAAAATATCTTGATTAGATTCTTTTGATTATTCTGAAATGTCATAGAATCGGAAAGATATTTGATTTCCAATCTAATCTGGTCAAATGTCATTCTTTTCCTCTTTTCTTAAACCAATATTGGTTCTGATTTTTTAGTGAACCTCTTCATTGAAGCAACCCAGTAACGTAATGTTTCAGCTAGGTCATAGTGAAGATGTTCTGTATCCCGTTTCAATACGTTTGTTTTTACACCTTGTGATTCTTTATATTCAGCAGCCATTACTTGTTGTATTGTCTTTTGGCAGCTTTCATCTATATAAAGGTCTGGTTCACGTTCTCCTAAGCTTTCTACAAATTTACCTTCAAACCAAGCATTTACTGTGTCATACCCTTCCATTCTGGCATTGACAGCTCTTTGCATTGGAAAGTCCAAATTAGCAGCTTGCATTCTTCCTTGCTTTTCAGCAGGGTCAGAGAAACGTAATATATTTCCGTCAGGTATATCTAAAGACTTCTTCAACTCTTCTTCTGTTTTTTTCATCTGTTTGATAAAGTCTTCATTCAAAGTGTTGCTTGCAAAGAACTCTCTGAGGATATACGCTTTATCTTTTCTACTATCATAAATACCAGTTACAGAAGCAGAGGCATCTGTTGAACCCCAGTCTGCTGAGGTAACTAGAAAGAAGTCATGTGGTCTTTCTTTGATCTCAGATAGATCAATTTTTATCACATTCTTCTCTTGAGAGAATCTTGGAAAAACACCAGTTGAATCAACAGCGAATTTACATAAGAACTCCCGCTCAAACTGATCCGTAGGCATACTCTTTCTATAAGCTTCAATCATAGCTTCAGTCATAAAAGGAGAAGTGTAGGCATCATACTTAAACGATTTATACCCTTCATCATTATGATACATACCTTTTAAGTGCCTCTTCCCTGCCGTTGTAGCTGTTGGTCTATTACGTGGAGTAGATGCACAAACAACTTTCATTACAAGTAGTCCAGTATCATAGATTCCATAGTTGGCACCTGCTGGTTGAAGAACGTGTAATGATTCTGTAAAGAAGCGATCTTCAATAAGAAATGCTTCGTCGTAAATCAGTAATGAGAGTGCCTTACCTACAATACGATCTTCATATGTTGTCTCTGAAGCAATATAAAGATTTGATCCAGTTTCAGGTATGTGAATGTGGAGTTCAGAGATACTTGCTCTAAACTCTTTAATGTGCCCTTGCTGTTGAAGATGCTTCAAATATCTGTTTATAAAGTTGAAAAACTCTTTTGCAACAGAAATAGATGTGCCCACAATACCAACATTTGAAAATGGGGTCAATAATTCGGCACAACCGATAACGGTAAGCATCCTCGTCTTTCCCCATCTTCGTGAGTTTAGGATGGACATGTACTGCCATTCTTCTCTCTTTTTACCCATAAACCAAGAAGCTATTTCTTTTTGACCATCATGTAATGGGTTATCAATAATATCAGCGACTTTTGGAATATCTATTGTTCCTGCATATTGTCTATATGCAAGCATTTCTTTTGATTGAAAATTATTCACTGATATTTCCTTTTAAAACCATTTTAACCCTTTACCCTTATCAGACCCTTCCTAAGATTGAGATCGTTGAAAGAAATGAACGCTAGGCATCTTTATTGATGGATATGTTTGCCAAAAATGCTTGAAAACCTGCATTTCCGTCATTTCTTTCATCTTTATCCATTTTTCCAAGCTTTTCGTAGACTTCCATAGCAGAGTTGGTTCCAAATAGGTTAAATAGTATTTTTTCTACTGATTCGCCCTTATCAAGTTTGTCTTTTAGAAGCTCTACATATTTCTCAACACCCTCTTCTAATATTCCCCCTAAGCGAGCTTTCATCATTTTGTGTTTTTCTTCAGAAAGTTCATTAAGGAGTTTTTTAGATTCAGGCTTTCTCATGATTGTATTTAACTTGGCTTTAGTGAGTCCATATTTTGATATGACTTCTTCTCTAGTCATTCTTGTGGACATATCACCAACAACAAGTCTTTCTACATCGGAAAGTGGATTTGAAGTTTGATCTTTAAAAGAAGCTAATTCATAAGAGTCTTCTAAAACTTCAACATCTTCTGAGGGTACAAGGTTTTGTAGTAATTTTTCCTTATCTGTCATTTGTACTCCTGTAGGGAATTATATGTCCCTCTATAATAATAAGTGACACTTTGACCCATTTTTGCCTAATTAAGTTGAAATTTGTTAAGAAAAGATTAAGAAAGTGCTTATATTTAAGTTTAGTTTAAGAAAACTATGATATTTAAAGAAAATAGGGGTTTATTTAGGAATTTAATTGTAGGAGCCATTTTAAGACGTTTTATGGTGTCAGTGCTGTGTAGGTATTACTTAAGGGTAGATCGTTGATTGTAGCTTATTCTAGATAGCTTAAAAGAGGTATTATAATTTTAGGTTGGGTAGGGGGAAGTAATATCCGAACTAATTAAAGCAAGGATATTACAGTTGAACCAAGTCCTGAAGAAATCTCGAATAAGTCTTCCCCAATTCTATTAACATTGAATTTTATATGTAGCTGTTTTCTTTCCATTAAAATAAATCTTTTAAGCATACTTTCAACATATGTATCAATTTCAACAGATTAGCTTCTGTTGACTTAAAATATTCCAACTTTGTGTCTAATTTATCATATTTCCCTGAATATTTAATGTAATAGTGAAGAAAATATTCAATAACCCATGCGTATTTTGAGTGATAAGACTTTATAATCTCTATCTCCTTAACTTCAGGGTAAGTTTTATCTAGAATAAACCCTCGTGATATAGTCTTCACTCTTTGTATTACATCTCTTGAAAATCCAACCTTATATAGTTGAGTAGAATCATCAAAGATAATTTTAATTAAGTAGACAAAACCTTCCCCACTTCTACACGCTATTTTATAGTCTGTATTATTGGCACCAGTATTCACTTGAAAGTACATATCTAAAAGAACTTTTTCAGCAATCTTCAGTTGATTAGAATTTAAATCAAGCTCACTTGTAAGTTTAAGCAGTGCCATTTCCCACTTCCTTAACTCAGTCCTAGGTGCAGCTAATCCTGTTAATTCGGTATAGTACTCTTTTAAATACGTTGAATATTTTTTCCAATTCTTTCCAGTAATCTTCTTAATTAATTCTTTTTCATTTTGCATATTAAATCCCCTTTTCAACCATAACTATACCATAAGTTATCTTAAATATATCTTACAAAATAATTTCCATAAAAAACGTCCAAGAGCAATTGTGGGTATTCCGCTTGTTAAAGCGGGAGGCTGCAATTGCGTAAATAGAATATACTATTAAAGTAGTTTTCAGTAGTTATCCTATATAATGCTGTTCATAGTAGTTATTTCTAAGCTTTGTATTTTTAAATAGCTTATAAAATTAGTCTCTAATAGTGTTGCTGGGACAAGCCCAGCGAGTATAAATGAATTTACTTTTAAAAATACTTATTATTTAAGTTTAGTTTAAGTTGAAATAAGTATAATGGAGTTAGTTGGGTTTGAGTTAGATTTTAGAAGTAGATTTTTAAAAAGTTATTCTATTTTTATCAATAAAGGAATCTTTTTTAAAAAAAACCTAAACAAACATAGTTGTGGGCAGGTTTTATTGAGGATTTGCTAAAAGAAAATATTTTCCAAAAGAAAAAGGAGAAATAATTGAGTATTGGAAATTTATATATAGAGTCATCCGGTGGAGAGCTTAGGAAGATTGAACGAAAGAAAAAAGGCTCTGATATTTATGTTATGGGAGGGGGTATTATAAATCTACCAGTAAGAACAAAATATGAGATGTACCTAAAGACTCCCGAATTTAGTGTTGGTAATTATTATAAATATTATTATTTATTGGTTAAACATCTATTACCTAAGTCAACTATTTTAGGTAGGGCAACTAGGACAAAGCCAAAAATTCTAAGATATAAAGATATTTTATCAATATTGAACACTTCTAATAAGACTTGTAATAGTTTTTTAAAGGAGTGTTTTGAGAGGCAGTATTTACTTGATCTAAATCAAGGAGGATATTCAGTAAACCCCCTTTATTTTAGAAATGGGGTCAAAATAGGATATACTGATTTTATGATATGGGTAAACGTCTCAAAAGAATATAGAGATAGTTTAGGGGATGATCTTAAGTATGTTATGAATATTCTAGATGAATATGGAGTAGCAGATTATTCAATTATTGAAAGATTCATGAAGGATAAATGATATGTTTGGAGAATTTGGAATAGAAATACCTTTTGGCGAGAATCAACCTTTTGTTTATATTATTGATCCTCCTGATTTTAGTAAAAGTGCTTACTATGCTTACTTCTATGATCTTACGAGATGTATTATTCATGGAAGCACTATTATTGGTGAAGAAGTTGAAGGTAAAGTTAAATACTATGACCGTCACGATATTTGTGAAAAGCTTGATATTTCAAAATCTGCTTTCTATAGATTTATTAATGAATGTTATGAAAAAGAATTTGTAGTAAAAACTAAAGACGGTAAATATCGTGTAAATCCTTCTTCAGTAATGAGTGATGTGTTCCCAAATCAAAAAGAAATAGAATTTTGGAGCAGTAGATTTCCAAAGTGCAAAAAATTCTTTGAAGAAGTTACCGAAGATACGTTTAAATGAATTTGGAAAATTTTTGCCAATTTATGTCAAAAAATGGGAATCTAGTGGGAAAATTAAGATAAAAAGGGGATAAAATGGAATTAGAAGTAGTAAAAATAATATTAGTAATATGGTTAATTATATCAATGGTCAGCTCAATGGTGGCAGATTCGTTAATTATTGGTTTTGGTGCAACTACCTTTGCATTTTCTATAGCATATGTAGCTCTATACTTTGGATTTATGTAAAATTTAAAAAGCTTAGAAAAATAGCTAATACTTAAGCTTATATTAAGCTAACTAAGTATATAATACAGTTAAGAAAGAAAAATAAGGAATTATCAGGTGCTAGAAAATGATTGAACAATATATGAAGATTATGAAAGACAATGTTGCTAAAAGTATTTCACATAGATTTAGAATCCCCTATGATGAAGCTTATAGTGAAGGTCTTGTTGTTATTGCAGAAAATAAAGATAAATATGCTATGATTACAGATGAGGCTATTTTGAAGAAAAAGATGTGGGGCCATCTACGTTCTAATATATGTGTAAGAAGAACTATTGAGATTAAAGTTCCTACAGATGATGGACCTAAGCTCAAGAAAAAAAGAGTATGGTTTTATCCAGATTCCCATTATATTGATCCAACTGATGTTGAAGATATTATTGATGATGAAGACGGAACAGAACTTCTTAAAAATATCTTCTTCAAACACATTGATGATTTTGGATTGGATGAGGAAGAGACTTTATTTATTGATATGTGCTTTTCAGGGCTTGATCCAGAAGATGATTCTCATAGAGATCACTTTGAAGAAGCATTTCCTGATAAGAAAGTCAGTTATCTAAAGAAAGGTTATATGAATGCTCTTACCGAAAAAATTAAGGCAAACTCTCCTTTCATTAGAAGTTGATGAAGAGACAGGTGATTGGAAAGTTCCTTTTGGTGTTAAAGCTTTAGGGAGATCGTATAAACCAGAAGATATTGAATGGTTAAAACGTCACCATAGAGTTATTACCAGAGATTCTTTATTTCATTGGTGGAATGTAAGGACTAAAAGGAAATGGAGTTGGGATGGTTTTATGGATGTGATGGCTAGACATAGAGTTACTAAAGAGAAAGATAAAGGGAATATACCTCATTTGATGATTTGTTTAAAGGATTTTATGTGAGAGTAAAAGTACATACAACAAGTTTTGGTGATGTTGAAGTAGAATTAATTCCTGAAGATGAATTTTATGATATGGTAGAAGCTGGAGATAACCCTTATCGTTGGAATGAGACTACTATTGGGTATATTAACATATACGCTTATAAAACAAGAATTGTAGGTACAGAAACTATGTATGATGTATATGAACTAGGTAAAAGATCATTGAATGAAATTTGTAAACAGTTAAATGGAGAACTAATTCATTATTCCCAATCTCCAATTAAAATTTAAAAAGCTTAGGAAAGGATAACAATTGACAATATTTACAGAATGGTTAAAAGAACAAGGTGCTTATGATGAGTATATGAAGTTTATAAATACTGGAGCAATAAGAGAGGCTGAAGCAATTGACTACATTGCTTCAGCCTTTACTTGGGGGAATTCTAGTAGTGGACATAACTTTTGGGAGACTCTAAACTACGAATGGCAAGATATCTGTCGAGCTACATCAATAGATGAGATAGTCTTTTCATCAGAAAAAAAGAAAGAAGGTACTTCTCTCAAAGGTAGCTATATTTTATCAAGAGAAGAGATAGATGGAATCTTAGGAAATAAAGAGTCATCAGAGAATAATGGTGGATCAACAGACTATTATAAGTTTGATCCAGAATGGAAAGATTGTCAAGATATTATTGAAGATAGAAATATGAACTATGCTCAAGGTAATATTTTTAAATCAGCATTCACATTTAATATTGGAAGACATAGTGGTACAGATTATGAACGTGATCTGAATAAAATTATCTGGTTTGCCCAGAGAGAACTTGAAAGGATTAAAAATGACCATAACTAAATTAAATAAAGCAACTATTCTATATGGGGAGCTTGAAGATGTTAAAATAAAATTGGAAGAGCTTGAAGCAATTGATATTGAATTAGGTATTTCATTTGAATACGATTATGATGAGGAAAAATATAGTCGATCAAGTTTCAAACTTTCTGGAAAAGAAGTGAAGGAGTACGTAGTAAAACACCTTATAGAATTTTACAAAGCAAAACGGGAATAATTAGCAAAATCATTTGATGAACTATAAATAAAAAGGATTAAAAATGCAAACAACAATTAACACACAAGATAGAACAACAAAGAAACAAGAGAAACTAGCAAGACGTATTATTCGTGATAATGATTTGTCTGATCTTAGAAGCTATTACGCAAAAGAAAAACATCTAAGTAGAAGTGGTAAAGAATATACTAACCTAGTAAAACGTGATAAAAATCATTGGATTGATCGTTCCATTATTGCTTTTAAAGAAGAAGGAAATAAGACAATTCTTTGGCCTGTTGGAGTTAAGTGATGGAATATTCAGAAAGATTTAAAAAGACAATTTTAAATGGGCATGATCTCTATACCAAGTGTAGAGACTATCTAATAAATAAAGGGCTAGAAAATGTGATTTCATCAAGTACTGCCGATGCTTGGACTAAGACTTACGTATTCGATACTGGTGTAGTTTTCAGAGAACATGTTAATGCACTTGATCCAGTAGAAGATATTGTAAGTGTTGTTGAAAAAGTTCTATTACTAGATGAAAATGGAATGTGGGAGGATTGATGGAATATAAGAAACCAAAAGTAACCCTCCTTCACGCAACTCCTCTTTGGGTGTCTGAGGGGGCTGGAAGAGTTTGTTATAATTCTTTTGATATGTCTGAAAATGAACAAATGAAATCATTTCCAGAAGTTGAAGAAGATATTGAATCAAGTGAACTTTTAGAGAAACTATCATGGGTTCATTTTCATGAAAGTGTTCTTGAGCATACTTCTCTAAGCTTTTATATTCAGAATGTTAGCCGTGAGATTGTCATGGAGTGGAATCGGCACAGATTAGGAATGCCTACGAGTCAGAAATCGACCAGATACACTATTGAATGTCTGATTGATGATTGGATTGATTTGAATGCCAATTTCTTTTCACAAGATGCACATAATGCTTTTGAAAAAGTTGTAAAAGAAAATGTGGTACATGATGATTTTGAAATGATTCAGATTATTTCAGACTATCTATACAAAAGCCTTAAAAGATATCACGAAGAAGAACCTCTTGTAAAAGGTTTGACTGGAAGCAAAAAGAAGAAACAAAATGACCGTGTAAAAAGATGCTTGCCTGAGAGTTGGATGACAGAAGGTGTGTGGACATTTAATCTGAGAGCTTTGAAGCATTTTATTTCGCTTAGGGAGTCAGGTGCAGCATATCCTTATATTAGAGAGCTTACACAGGAGATTATTAAAGCAACTCCTGAAAAGTATCTCAGATTGGTAAAGAAATGAGATATGTACTAAACTTTTTCTTCAACGGAGAGGAGTATTATCTTCCTATTGAAGACAGACATATTCTAGATGCTGAAGACCCGGAAGGAAAGCATAAAGTAATTGACGTTTGTGATCCTTTCATTGGTCTTGAAGCAGATAGAAGTGTAGCACAGATTAATAGAACAATGAATTGGTTTATAGAAAATGAACTTGATATTTCATTGGCAGAAGATTTTTTAGAAAATGTATTAGATATTGACACAGAAATAACATATTAAGGAGAATAGTAAGTGAGTATTCATGTAAAAAAGAAAAATGGCACATTTGAAGCCTTAGATATTAGTAAGATAAAGAAACAGACTATGAAATCTTGTGAAGGTCTTACTAACGTAAGTGCTGATGAGCTAGAGCTGGATTCAAATATTCAATTTACGGATGGAATGTCAACAGAGGATATTCAAAAGACTCTGATTGATACAGCAGCATCTAAGATTGATATTGATAGACCTGATTGGTCTTTTGTAGCTGCAAGACTTTTTATGTATGATTTGTACAAGAGTATTTGTGCTCTTTATGGAAAGGATTGTCAAGGAAATCCTTATGAAACTATTTCACTAAGGGAGTATATTCAATTTGGAGTTGATCAAGATAGATTTAGAAAAGAGCTTCTAGACTTTGACCTAGAAAACATCCAAGAGAGTATTAATCCTGAAAACGATAAACTATTCAACTACCTTGGAGCAGTGACTCTTGTAGATAAATATTTGATCAGAGCTAGAAACTCAGATTATACTTTTGAATTGCCCCAATATATGCTTATGGCAAATGCTATGTCTTTTGCTTTGGTTGAGAAAGATAAAGAATATTGGGCAAAGGAGTTTTATCAGATTATGTCTGATCAAGAGTTCATTACGGGAACTCCATCAATCTCTAATGGAAGACTGAAAGACAAAAGCTGTTTCAGTTGTTTTGTTGGTACAACTCCAGATAGCCTTGATGGTATTTTTGATAGCTATAAAGAAATGGCTTTTATTAGTAAATTTGGAGGAGGCATCGGTTGGGATTGGTCTCGTATTCGTGCTGGAGGGGGCCCTATTGATGGGCATAAAGGGGCAGCAGGAGGTAAAGTTCCATTCTTGAGAATTGTTAATGATATTGCTCTTGCAGTAGATCAACTAGGTGTTAGAAAAGGAGCAATTAAAGTCTATATTGAATCTTGGGATTTAGAAGTCCTTGATTTTATTGATCTTAAAAAACAGTCTGGTGAGATTAGACGAAGAGCACATGACTTATTTACTGCTGTATCATGTTCTGACCTATTTATGCAACGTGCAGAGAATGAGGAGATGTGGACATTATTTGATCCATATGATGTTGCTGACCTTTGCGAGACTTTTGGAGATGAGTTTGAATCTAAATATCTTGCATATGAAGAACTTGCCAATAAAGGTAAAATTAGAAGTACCAAAATCAATGCTAAGGATTTGTGGAAAAAGATTATCCTGAGTTATTATGAAACAGGTTCTCCTGATCTGTTCTTTAAAGATCATACAAATAATGGTCATATGAATAAGCATCTTGGGATTATTCGCTCAGGAAATCTATGCAGTGAGTACATGGCTCCTACCGATGAAGAGCATACAGCGGTATGTAACTTAGGCAGTATTAATCTAGCAAAAGTTAATACTAGAAATGACCTTGCAAGAGTTGTTCCTATTGCGGTACGACTTCTTGATAATATTATTGATATTTCTGGCTACCCTTCAGAAAAAGCTAAAAGAACACAAATGGAAAGACGTTCTATTGGTTTGGGCATTATGGGTGAGGCTGAAATGATTGCAACTAAACTGATTAAGTTTGGAAGTGCTGAACATGAATCTATGATTCACGAAGTGTATGGAGCACTTAGAGAAATTTCAGAAATAACTTCTATGTCTTTGGCAGATGAGAAGGGAACTTACCCAATGTGGGAAGGTTCTGAATGGGGGAAACAAGGTAAGAAAATGCGAAATGCGTATCTTCTTTGTATCGCACCTACTAGCTCTATTTCTATTTTGTTTGGGACAACTCAATCTATTGAGCCTGTTTACAAGAGGAAATGGTTTGAAGAGAATCTAAGTGGATTGATTCCTGTAGTTGCTCCAAATATTAATGCTGAAAATTACCAGTATTATGAGAGTGTCTATGATGTGGATCAAATGAGAATGGTTGAGCTTACAGGTATTAGACAGAAATATATTGACATGGCAATTAGTCATAACATTTTCCTTGACCCTAAAACCGTTACAGGAAAACAGATTAATGATATTCTGATGTACTCTTGGAAGAAGGGTATGAAAAGCACTTACTATCTGAGAAGCAAGAGCTACGAAAAAGAAGAAGTCAACCAAGATAAAATCTTGTGTGAGGGCTGTCAATGAACCGTAAAAAAGTATATAATCCTGAATCAACCGAAAAGATTGATCAGGCAATGGTGTTTGGGGGGAGTCCCTCCGGCATCATTAATTCAACAAAGCCTACAAACAAAAAAGCTTTAGAACTTTATATTGGAATGCTGAATAATACTTGGTTTCCTGAAGAGGCAGATACTAGTCGGGATAAAGTCCCATATGCCAGTCTGTCAGAATATGAAAAGAGAATGTTTGACTTAGCTCTGGCTCAACTTATCTTTAATGATAGCGAGCAGACAAATAATCTTATGGATAATATCAATCCTTATGTTACTGATCCTATCTACAATGTATGTTTGGCTAGACAGGCATTTGAAGAAGGTCTGCATTCCTTCTCCTATGGGGTTATGGTAGAAGATTTATCCGTAAATACCGATGCTATTTATGAGATGTATAAAACTGATCCCGTACTTAGGGAGAAGAATGATGCTATCGCTAATATGTATGCTGAACTTGCAGATGACCCCTCAGAGGAGGAGAAAGCACTAGCTCTTGTTGCAAATAATATACTTGAAGGAATTCCTTTCTTTGGGGGGTTTGCTGCTATCTGGTCACTTGGACATAAAATGCTTGGATCAGCAACGATGGTTAAGTTTATTGCAAGAGATGAAAATGGAACACACCTTCCTCTATTTGGTATGATGTTTCAGGATAATCTGAAACAAAGACCTTATCTAAATACTGAGCAATTGAGGTCTAAAATTTACGATAAGGTAGATAAATTTGTAAATCTTGAGATTAAGTGGACAAAGTATATTACAGGTGGTAATATTTTAGGGTTCTCAGATAGCTCAATTGAGAGATATATTCAGTATCGTGGAGATGTTGTATTAGATAATCTAGGATATGAGAGGAGATATTTCCCCGAGTATAGTCCTCTGATTGACCTTGAAAAGAAATATATTGACTTTAATGCTCATAGAACCAACTTCTTTGAGGGGAATGTGACTAATTACTCAAAAGGTGGATTAGATATGAGTTTTTAAGTAAACTTTAAGCAAGTATGCTATATAATACTATTACAAAAGGAGAAATATGAATAAACCTATTTTCTTTTTGCACATCACTAAAACAGGTGGGCAAACAATTGAGGAGCTTTTGAGGAGAAATTACTCTAAGGTTTTTCAATTTGGACATGATGAAGATTATAAAAGTCTTCCTCAAGGACATGAGGTGTATATGGGTCAGACAGCACCCTATACGAGGGACTTGATTGAAGGGGATGTTTTCTCCTTTGCTTTTGTTCGTGATCCTGTTGAAAGGCTCGTTTCTTTTTATAACTATTATAAAGTTCATAAATTTAGACGAGTTAGATGGATTCATGCTGATGGAACTCATGAAGAGTATCCAATTGATTCAAGTCTTCCTTTGATTGAGTTCTTTGAACAAGAGCCTATTAAGAAAGTTTGTTTCAATCGTATGGCGAGGGATTTTGGAGCTGAGGAACCCCTATTCGATTTATCCAACAGCAACTTATCCTATGATAAATACGATTACTTTATGTCTAAAATAGATTCCTATGATTTTATTGGTATCTTTGAGGAGTTTGATGAAAGCCTTTCTAGACTTGGAAAAATCTTAGGGAAAGATTTTGAAAAGATACATGTAAACAGGGTTAAGAAAGAAAAAGAAGTTGTTACAGAGGCAGAATATGAATATCTAGAGTATTATACAGCATATGATGAAGCTATATATGAATACTGTCTGAAGAAGTTTCACAAATGAAAGACTTGTGTGTAGTCATAGGTGGAGCACAATGTTGGGAACAGGACTTTGAGAACTTTCTTGAACTTGTTCCTGATAATGCGGCTTTTGATATTGCTGTGATAAATGATCATATGGGAACATTTGATATGTTTCCTATTTCATGGATTTTCACATTGCATCCTGAAAAAATAGACAATTGGCTTTCAGCTAGAATTAAGCCAACATCTGCTAAAATTGTAACTATACAAAAGCCATCTAATGTAGAGTTATCTTCTGAGGTTTTTGAATATGTTCCCCATATTGGTTTATGCCAATCAGGTAGTTCAGGATTATATGCAGTTTGTAATCTATTGAATAGGTATGGATATAGAAAAGTTGTTGCTTGCGGTATTCCTATGACTTCTGAAAAGAATTATTTCAGAGATGAGAAGAAATGGCAACAATCTGATCTATATTATAAAGGTTGGAAAAAACCTGAGCTTAGGAAAATACTTCAACCAAGGTTCCGTAGTATGTCAGGATGGACTAAAGGAAGATTTTTAGCACCTGATAGAGAATGGTTAATGAAATAAATTAAAAAAATAAAAGGAAAATATAAATGAACGAAAAACAACAAGCACTGGTAAATGAATATGTAGAGATGTTTGGCTTCTCAGAAGAGCAAGCTATTGAAATGCTTAAAGAAGAAGGTAAACTTGGCGGAGGAGACTCTAACGTATCTTTTAAACCAAATCTTCCAGAACTGAAGTTCTTCAATGGTGCTCTTGCAAGCCCTATGACTAAGCATAATAAAGCAGCCAAAAAAGAAAAGATTAAATATACCTTTGAAGAAGACAATTTCTATCTTGGTGCTAAGACGGTAAAAGTTGGTGAGGGTGATGAGAAAAAGATTGACCCTAAGCAAACCGAGATTGGAATACAAGTTGGAGAAGAAGCTGAGATCATTGTATGTTCTCAAGGTTTCTATGCTGGATATTACAATCCAAAGAATCCAAGCATTGCTGTAACGACAAATATGGTTTCTCAACTGTTCGATGCTAAGAAAGTCCGAGACTTTAAAACAGGAAAGACAATTGAAGAACTATATGAAACTGGTAAATATGGTGAGAAGTCTGCAACAGGCCAAGACAAGACTATCAAATGGAAACGTGTTGTGGGTCTTCTTGTTAAAACAGAAGATGGTTGGAAGAAAGCATTTACAGAAAAGAATATCGGTGCATTTGAAACAGATAGTTTCCATAGCTTCCTAGAGGCAACTGGAGATATGCCATTCAAATATCTTGGTAAAACTAAAATGGTTGAGTGGGAAATTGGTAACTCATATAAAGTTGAGAAAGATCGTGCTCTGACTGATGATGAGTTTGCTGAAGTTCGTGATCTTGTTCTTGAAGTTAAACGAGAGATGCAAAATGTTATCAAAGAGCAAGCAGAGTTTGTGAATAACAAAAGCAATTCTACAGATGATGCTTCAGACGACACTTCTCCTAATAACCCTGTTGATGATGGCCTTGATCTAGATAAAGAGTTCGGAGGAAGTGACAATCCAGATGATATTTTTGGGCCAGATAAGGTAGACTAATGTATATTGATTTTACCTTGGTAAAGACTTTTCTTAAAGCATACTTTGGTACAGCATTTAGTATTTTGATGGCTTCCTTTTTGGGGGCCTTCTTTGCGTATGCCACTTCTTTTCTACTAGATGCTGATCAAGGTAAATGGATTGCAATGTGGTCTATGGCTTTTGCTCTTATCGGATTTGTATTGAAAGAAGGTTCTAGTGAGTAAGAAACAAGTTTGGATGGATATTGCAGAAAGACTTGCAAAAGAATCTAAATGTGTTTCTCATTCTGTATCGTGTGTTATTGTGAAAGATAATCATATCCTTAGTACAGGGGTGAATGGAAGTCAATCAGGACACACTAATTGCTGTGATGTCTTTCCAGATTATAATAAAGAAACTGATAGGGAGGCTCATCACCGATGGAGCAATATTCATGAAGTTCATGCTGAGAAGAATGCCTTAAGATGGGTTGATAGAAGTGAATCATCAGATTCTACTTGTTATGTGACTCTTGAACCCTGTTTGGCTTGTTTTAAAGATATGCTTGCAGCAGGTATTTCAGCGATCTACTTCAAAGATTATTATGATAAAAATGAATACAGAGAAGAAATGTTAGCAGAAGCTAAAAAAGCTGGTGTTACTTTTGAAAGGTTTTGATTATGGCAGAAGTATCAAGCATCACTAAAAGCATGTTAAGGTATTATTGGGGAACCCTTATCAAAGGTCTTCTTGAATCTAAATGTGATAAGTGCTTAGGAGAAGGTTGCCCTCAATGTCATGATACAGGAAGAATGAAGTTTAGATTTGATATTGATGGAGAGCACTATGAAGTTCCTCTTTGGGTGTTTGATTCTAAAGGAATTCATGAGTTTCTAAAGAACATTTCAGAGAGATTTCCTAAGAAACACTCTGGAAAGCCCTTCTCAATGAGTCCAAATGGATCAGAGCCGCCTAATATGAGTGATATTTTGAACTATTTTGAAGAATTAGAGCTTTTAGCTCAATATAGCGGTATCTATTTGAATATTTCAGAGGATAAACGTGAGCAAAGTTAAAAATAAAGCAAATAAGCTTGAAAAGAACTTTTTTCATGTAGATAACCGTAAAAGTGACAAAAAGAACACTAAAACTAAGAAAAACAGGTCAGATGACGTTATTGACGAAGAATACCTTGATTATGTGCGTAATTTGACCTGTTGTGTGAAGAATTGCACAGGAAATGCTGTTCCACATCATCTTATAGGAAGGAATCTTGGTAGAAATGATCATTTGGTGATTAATTTATGTGGTTTTCATCATAATTTAGGTGGAATTAATGAAGCTATTCACCAAATGGGAAAAGAATCTTGGCAAAAGAAGTTTAAAATAGATATTCAAGAAGGGGCTATAAAACTATATGAAAGATATAAGAAGGAGGTAAGTAGTGCCAAACAATGAAAATCACCCAAGAAAAAAGTTCATTACAGAACATTGGGAAGAGATGACTGATAAAGAGATGTATGAAGCAATGCTTGGAACAACTGCTGAAGCTCCTTCTGAAACTGCTGTAACAAGATATCGTCAAAGACTTGGGTTTTTAAGAGATAAAGAAATGATTTATAGAATGAGGGATAAGAAATGATTGTAGAATTTAACGGATGGCATATTGATCTATCAAAAGTATCTGCTGTAAGCCCAGTTCAAGCTAACTACTCTTTCAATATCCATGAATCAGTAGTTATTACATTGGAGTTTGCTTCACAAGAAGAAGCAGATACGGCTAGATCACAGTTTATTACTTTATGGCAAAGACCAAATAGGATGACTCAATGATTATTCAATATCAAGACCCTTCCTTGGATATCCTAGAAGAAGGAGACATTGTTTATGATTTTTTAAATAAAAGGCAATTTACTATTTCAGGTAAAACTGCCCACTATGTTTCTCTAGAGGAAAGTAAATTTTGTAGACTTGCAACTGATAATAAATTGGTAGGATGTGTACTCATCAGAAAAGTAGATATTGATATTTAGTGAATTTTGGTGAAATTGATACAACCTTTAAGAAAAAATTAAGTTATAAAAGGATATACTTCTTATATAACTTCTCGCACATCTGCACGCAGACCGCCGAAAGGCAACATATATGGCTGGGTGTATTAAGGATGCAAAATGCGGGACATATCGTATGAATATACAAAAAGCAACAATTCGCTACAGAATGGGTATTTCTAGAGTACTTAATGTTGTAACAAAGATTCATACCAGTACGCCTCTGGCTTGTTTAATGTCAGAGGTCTACTTCCAATATCCTTCGGGACTACTCATATGAGGATATCGTGCCTAAGAGAATGAGCCAAAATCATTTCAGGTTTAAGCTGTTGTGCCTTTAAACAAGGTGTGGGTGGCTGGAAAGTCATAAGCCGTATCACCAAGACAGAGAGAAGAGCCTCACCTTCTCACATGAGGCGAAATTCCTTTTCATAAAATCCTATTGACGAATAGGTGCTCATTCCTCAGTATGCAGATAACGCTTAGGGAATGTTACACGGCTGGCCTCTCAATGTACGCTAGTCTTCTTTGAGTTGTGAAGTAGGATTACAGCACCTTCCTCCGGGAAACCCTTTATGGTTTAAAATGAGGCTACCCTACTTCCACTATCTATCCTCCTTGGTAGAATATAGGTGAGCTTTTATAGCTTTGGTAAAGTTTGATTGATATGGTTGATTGGAGAATGTTTAGGGATAGGCATTCTCTTATGAGTTATATTTTAAAAGGAAAGATATGTTTGATAAAGATTTTGATTTTATGGACTATTTTAATAACTTCATTGATGGAGAACTTGATAAGCGTTATCAAGAAGCAAAACGTAAAAGTAACTTGACTTTATACAAAATGAAATCAGGTAGGTTTAAAATCATGGACTATTATAAGAATACTGTTTATGAATGTGATGATGTAGTTGTTGCAAAGAAGTATTTTATTAAGATTACTATTGGAGAATAGATGGAATTAGATTTCAAAAATGATTCATATTGTAAAATACTAATGTCTTTACTTATTATAGGTAAAATTGGACCAAATGAATTTAGAGGTGATCTAGAAAAGTATGAGATATTTTTAAGAAGCTTAGGAAAATAATGAAAATAAAGATTCCACAAAATAGTGCTTATGATATATGTCTCTATAATGAAACACTACAAGTCTATGTTGATCTATATATTGTTAAAGCAAAGATCAAGAGAAGAGAACTATTGTGGGGATTAGACCCTAAAGACATTTTAGAATATTATATGGAGAACAAATGAATAGAGAATACAAACTAACTTGGGATGTAAAGACAACTCCTTTTGCAAATGGAATCATTGAACAAGAAACAACTGATATTTTCAATCAAACTATTAAAAAAGTTGTCAATACACAGGAAGAACAAATTAAACAAAGTCTTATCACTTTAGGTTGGCTTCCTCCAGAGTATATAAAGAACGTGCAAGATAGAGTAATTAAGAATAAGGATATTATGGAAGATAAAACTGTGGACGGCTCTTATGTAGTCCCTTTTGACAACAGGTTTGCAGTTCTTCATATTATTGAGGATGAAGCTAAAAAATTTAAAAGCTTAGGGAAAACTGCTAAACAGTATGATACTGAAATGAAAGATCATATTAAAGATATTCAAAATGAGTTGAAACCAAATACAGTTAATGAGTTTTACGGAATACGCTTAGAAGATTATACCAAAGAAGAACTTATTGTAATCATCAGTTGGATGGGAAAGAGAATGCGGCTTAAATGAAAAAAGTATATAAATCACTGATAACTTACTACGATAAAAAAGGTATTGCGGTATGCGAGTATTTTTACATCAAGATAACTTTCTTAGGGATCACTATTCATGAGGACACCTATGAGTTGTTTGATGAAGATAGAGATCATGAGTCTATTAGAGTTCATGAAATATAGTGAACATTTGAAGAGAGCTTAGGAGATTATCACAATGATACATACAGCTAAAGATGTAACATTACAAATTGCACAAGATACTAAAGTAACCATAAAGAATAGAAGTATCAAGAGTAAGGCTAGAAAGAAGAAAGTTATTAAACATGGTTATTTAAAGTTTAATGCTTCTAACTTCTCTATTGAGATTTGTAGTAAACATTTCTAGAAAAACTATACTATTTTTCTAGATTAAAAATGCTACATAGGTATCTTTATATCTAGTTTTATTGGATATAAGGGCTAAAAGAATACATACATATATTTTAAAGGAAAATAAATGAATATAACTCTCATAAAAGATAATTTAGTTCTATATGGAGAAAGTGGGTATAGAGTTGTTCCAAAAGATAAGATTGTAGAATATGCGAAATCTGGAAAGATAACTTTTAAAGAAGCTCATGCTTTAAATCATTTTTTATGGAAGTTAAGTAATGATAAGTTTATGAGAGATATTGAAATGCTTAGTAATGGAACTTATAAAAAGGAGAATGAATGAAAGCATATATAACAGAAGTAGAAATATATGATGACGATACAGATAGTAAAATGTTGATAGCAAAACTACAATCGTTTGATGAAGAAGCATTCGTATTGACGATTAATGAGAGGATTGTTACTGGAGATGAGCTTCGTGAGATTGCTGATTTGTTAGATTCTGATATTTTGAGAAAACCTTTGGGGGTGTAACTATGATCTGTACCGACCGTGTTATTTTGTTAGTTATATTTCTTGTACTTATTGGGTATATGTATTGGGTTTTTAGAAGATGGTGACTCCGAAGGAAGAATATTCTACTATAATTGGGTTATATAAATTTTATCTTGCTTAGGGAAATATTACAAAAAGGAATATCTATAATGGAAAAACAAGAGTTAACTAATAAGAACGTAATACATATATTTATACAAACTGAAAAGGGCTGTGATCCTATGGAAGGTGAATACTCACTATCTATTGGTAATATGAAATATCCTTTAGATATCTCTTCTCCTGGTGGAGTAGATGATGTATCTTTGATAAAGGATGCAATAGAAAATGAATTTGATCTAAGCGGCCTCCCTGAAGAAGGATTAACAGAAGTTGTTCTGATTGAATCTGGAGAATGGGAAGATGTATTCTGGCATAAATACTATAATGTATTTAGATATGAGATTCAATATTCTAGTTGATAGTGAACATTTAGATTGAGCTTAGGGGAAGATTATAAAAATAAGCATATAGGAGACAACATATGAAAGTAAAAGTAGGAGATATAATCCAAAATCCCTCTGTATCTGAAGATCACCCTAATTACAGATCACTTGTAATTAAAACTGGAAACACTCTAACTTCAGAAGCTATTGGTATTTATTCAAAAAGAAAAGTTAAATATTATACATCAGACCTGAATGCAAATTTTAAAGTTGTAGGTAGAGGTCACGTTGAAATTATTGTAGATGGGTTATATAATAGTGAACATTTAGATTTAGCTTAGGAAAAGATTAACATATAGTAGTATAGAAGGAGAAAGATATATGAAACTTAGTTTAAAACTCCGTCCGGTAGAGATAGAACACCTCCTAACACTATTAGAAGAGCGTAAGAGAGAGGGTAGCTACTATGGAAGACGTGAGCATTATTATAAAAGAACAGATAAGTTAATTAACTTACTAGAAGAACAGTTGAAGCTATCTGGTGTTAGATTTTCTGAAGCTTAGGGAAAGATTATAAATGACATATATAGAGAAGAAGAGTATTCCAATAGCAAATGATAATGATGTAATAGAGGCTACGCTATATGGAAAGAAAGTAGTAACAAAAGATACCTCAGATGATGGAACTTTTACATTAGTCTCATATCATTACAAAGATAATATATACATTGTAGATGAGTCTTTTAAACCTTTCTTTTTCAGAAAACTTTTTGTTAAGGTTAAGACAATGGTGAACACTTTAGTAAGTAAGATAAAATTTTCCTAAGCTTAGGATAATATTACAAAAAAAGGTATATATAAAGGTAATAGGTATGAAAGAAGAACATATATTTACTGAAGATACAGATGGGATAGACCATATCAATGCGTATTCTAAAGGTAAAACTGAGTTGGGTAGATTTCTAAGTAACTTTACTAAATGTAAGATAAAAACAGACGAGGGAATATTTAACAGTTTAGAGGGTTACTGGTATTGGCTTTTAACAGAAGATGAATCTTTGAAGATACTGTATGGTTACAGAGCAAAACAGTTAGGAAAAAGTCTGGATAAAGTAAATGAAGATGTTGATAGAGATAAGTTTAAAAAAGCAATAGATTATAAACTACTTACAAATAGAAGACTCCTTATTTCACAGGACTTATGGCTTGACCTTGAAGTGCCTATTACTCACTACTATTCTTACGGAGGAAAGCCTATAAGAACTAGACACTCTTGGATTATAGCTCATCTAGAGCTTCGTAGAAAATGGTTTGTTGCTAATAAGGGCAATAGTAAATACTTTTAATTTTTGTCGAGCTTAGGGAAAGACTATAATAAAGGACACATATGATATATACAGATAAGAGAGAGAGTATGGAGAGATAGAATACTCAATAGAGGGTAGCACCATATACATACACTCATTTACTACTTATGATACATACAGGAGACAAGGTTATGGCACTAAACTTTATATAGAGTTGATTAGTAAATACCTATCTGTAAATACTAGTTTTGTTGAAATATTTAAACATAATATTGAAGGGGCTTCTTTTTTTGAAAGTCTTGGTTTTGAGTATTGTGTACAGGATGACTCTGATCATATATTTATGGTAGATACTTTTTAATAGATGTAGGGTGAACATTATATCATATATGATGGTTTTTCTGAGAATTTTGCTTGAGTTGGTCTAGTAAAGAATATGGTGAACATTTAATTCATTGAAATTAGTATTTATTGTACCAACTCAAAAAAGCACTCTCTTAAATAACAATAACCCCCCCCATCCCTTTCAAATAAAACTAATCTAAATAACAAGCTTCATATAAGACTATCTTAACTGATAACTATTATCAATAACTAACCCCGCCAAATTTACAAAAATAAAATCTAATCCCGCAATTAACCTTACTATCAAAGCTTCACATAATAGATCAACACATAACTTATAAGTCAATAAAATCCTTTATAATAACTACTCCATTGTTACCTATTTACTCAAATCGTCTATATTAAACGATCTACCATAAAGTAATACCATTGTAAGCCTAATCATATAAAGTGCCTTAAATCAAGCGCTAGCTATGTTAAATAGCCGATATAACTATACGAAACAATATCAATAATAAAAAGCTTAGAAAACTACCCATTTAATAATACTTTAAGAAACATTACACTATACACACATATACATATTATATAGCCTCAACTAAATAAGATAATAATACTCTCATTCTGTAATAATTCTTTTTAAAAAACCCTTGACACATAATCTGAATGTGGTATACTAACTCTATAACTTGAATAAAGGATAACAGATGAAAGACTTTCTAATCAAAGAAACTTTAAAAGCATTACAGCAAGCAGAACAAACAAAAGCCTTTTTAAAAGACATTGAAAGAAAAACAAAACATCTTTGCCCTGTTGAAAGAGAATTAAGAAAACTTAAAGCTTTAAATAGCTAGACTAATCGAATAACTTTTTAGGGGGCTTTATAGTAAGTCTCTTATAAAGGTTATCTTAACCTTACACTTCATCTAAAGGAACTTATCATGGCTAACATGAAAGAAAACATCAAGAAGGCAGCAAGCAAGGCGGTAACTCTTCCAATGACTAGAGGCAAAAGAAGTCCTCTCCAATATGTGGGCGGGTTAGCACTTAATCCAACACATAAGACTAAGAAAGTGTTTGACTATTCAAGCATTCAATCTGGTAAAGAGGTTGCTAAGGGTAAAATGATTAACCTTACTCTTAAAAAGGTTCTTAAAAGTGTTGACACTCTAAGCGAGGCAAAAATAGCCTTTAGAAATATGATTGTAACAGAGTTTAAACTCAATAAAGACAAACTGGAAAGAACCCGTGTTATTACAGATAAGGTTAAAGAGATCAAAGCCCTTGAAAAGCACTACCAAAGAGAGCTTATGGAAGTATTGAACGGCTATAGCTTCCTTATTAAAAACTCTATCGTTATCACAGGGGATAACCTTGATCAATATCACAAATGGATTGATCTTGTAAAGATGTCAAAAAGAGTTATTGGAGCTATCAAATACGGAGAGAAACACTCTCTTAAGATTAAGTCAACACGGTCAGCTTTGAAAAAAGCAGTCAAAGCGGGTTATCTGAACACTTATGATTATCTTGATAAAGTCAAAGAAGATTTTGCTATTGTAGCTAATCATAAGCAGGCTGTTAAACTGGAGCAGCTTAAAAATGTGTTCAATAATGAAAATAAAGTTGAAAAGGTAGCTTAAGTAGTTTACCCCATAGAGTAACTTTTTATTAAGATTCTATGGGGTTATACTTCCAAAGGGGTAAATAATATTATAGAGCTTCTTTATAGGGGTTCTTAGTGTTATTTGATTTTGAAATGTATTGTAATAAGTGTTAGAAACTATATAAGATACTCGCTTAGGGTATCCTCTTTATGGTATCACTTGAACGGCTTATGTGGTAGATAGTTAATGAAACTCCGCTTAGGGGAAGTAGTTAAAAGGAAACTTTATGAAAGGTTAGTAAAGTAGGACACGCTAAAAAGCATTACATAGAGAGTTATTTAACCTTATGTTCTTTTAAAATGATTGTTGTATAAAATGTTCATCATTAACCCGCTTAGGGTATGATACTTATAATAGTTTATATGATAGATATTGTCATTCCTGTTTAGTCTCTTTACATGATCGCTTAGGTTATGTTTATTATAGAGGCGTTATTCTAAGGTAGATATAAAATGATAATCGTTATCAATAATAACCAACTTAGAATAAAACAGATTCCTATAAAATACAATTATAGGACACTCTCCAACCATTAACACGGTAATAAGTTTCGATTAACGCTTATTTTATGGGGGAACTGGATTAAAGTTATTTCGGCATATTGCAGTCGATGAAGGGGATTAGAAGAAACTTCCCTATGCAATTGAGGTTATGTGTATCTATACCAAGAAAAGTAAATTAGATAAATTACAGCTTTATAGCTTTTTTGGGGCATTTTTCGGAATGTCCTATAAAGAGTTAATTCTCTTAAATTATGTTTAAAGGATATACAAATGGCACTACTGGCAATTCTAAGATTTATTGGTACGGGTATGCTTTGGGTAACTGTGGTAATGGTTATTCTTAAATTCATTGAGGTTTATGTTTTTCCATTTAAAGCACCTCTTCCATATGACTTTGGGGATATTGCTGCTATGGGTATTATTACAGCGGTTATTTATATCTTGGTGTTTATTCTTATTAAAATTCAGCTTATTAAAGAAATTTCCTAAGCTTAGGAAAACACACATGGAAATATTATCATATGAAGTTATTTCTATAATAACATTTGGTTTAGTAAGTTTAGCTTCAACATATAAATTGGCAGAATTAATCAATAAAGGATCAATCATGAATAACCTATGGAGAGTATACTGTAACGGAGTATTAGTTAATGTGTTTATTAAATTTGAGAAAGCTCATAAATATGCTGACTCTATAAGAACACCTTTAAATCAAGTTAAACTTAAAAGGGGTTGTTAATATAAGCTCTCCCTAAGCTCAAGATTTTTTAGGGAGATTCTCTTTCATAAAAAGTTCTGTAACATAACCAAGCCAAAGGACATCAAACATATCTTTGTTATTATTACGAAGATCATATAAAGTAGATTCTCCCTTATTAACTCTTTTGGCAAGCTCTCTAATGGTAGGTTTTTTCATAGCAATTCCTTCTATATTTTGTTGTTTATTTGGTATACCGGATAATTATAGCAAGATATCTCTTAAAAATAACTTAATTAAAAGAAATCTTTTCAAATAAATTCACAAAACAAGTGAATTTTGAGAGAAAATTTCAAAGGAAAAATCATGTATATGAGAACAAGTCTAATGGATAATATCAGAAGTAAACCTGCTTATGAAGCATGGCAACTAGGTGACTACGCTAGTAATAGCAAGGATTTCTCCACAAAAGACAATGCTCTATCAGAGCTACGACACTTGTGGAAGCAACTTCAGTCAGTCAATACAGTCGAAGAGTATGATAGAGTTTACAGTCGTATAGGTATACTATCTTCTTTAGTTATATAGGGTTGATTCTTTAATAAGATTACCCTAAGCTTGAGAAAATTTTGAGAGGTGAGAAATTTTGCAAAAGAGTTTCTTATAAAAAATATGCAGAATAGTGCATATTTTGAGTGATAATTAAGTCACGGTTAATTGATAGGGAGTATCAAAATGGCTAAAGTAATTACTTTTTATGCCTTATGTGAATGGGATGGTGGGGAAAGGCATATTCCTAGAAAATATATCTTCTCCAAAGAAGATGCGGAGAAGTGGGACAAGGAACAGGATTATAAGGGAACCATAACAAAACATGAGTATATAGTTTATGATGATCTGGAAGATTTGGAGAATAACTCTAAAAAGAAAATCAAAGAAAGAGCCTTAGAGAAACTTACAGATGAAGAGAAGATTGTATTGGGTCTTAAGTAATGTATATGTCTATAATAATTTCCCAAGCTTTGGAAAATTTGGAGAAAAGGATTAAAAATGAGTAAAACTTAGAAAAGGTCTGGAAGTAATTGTTGATTATCAAGCTACTAACAGAGCTGATATTATAGAGGTTTATGAAAGTGAGTCAAATCTGGAAGGGTTTGATACTATTGCAGCTTTCAATGATTCTTATGTAGATTTAGAGTCAGGAGTTACTGTACAGTTAGAATACATCGCTGTATGGGATGAAGATAATTCTGATTATACGGAAGAGTTTGAGGTTTAAGATTATATTCTTATTATAGAGTATTAGGGAGGATTATTTGTGTATCTTTCCCTAAGCTTGAGAAAATTTAGGATTGCTTTAAAATTTTAGGGGAAGCTAAGTCCTGAATTTAACACTTTTAGAAAAAGGATTTAAAATGACAGTCAGTGGAACATATGGAACAGGAACACCTTGTGATGTATTTGTATACGAAACAAGACAGGGTAATTGGTATTGTGTAGAAGGTTCAAAGAATGTAAATTGCACATTTGATGAAATTTCAGATGGAGTTGATGTTGAATGTCTTTATACTGTGGATGTTTTCACATGGAATAAAGATATTGATTCTTATGAAGAGCTTGTTGAAGCTGTGGATTTTACTCTTAAAAAAGTATTGGCTAGTGAAGCAAAAATAGCCTTCAGAGATATTGGTTAAGTAATGAAACAAAACACAGTAGAAGCACTCTATAAAGATTTCCTGAATATGAAAGAATCTGGGGAACTTTTTGGAATGACAATCAAAGAAGATGAGTTTGGAGAAAAGTTTATGCATGTTCCTAATGATGTATGGTATTATTTAGATGATGACCAAAGAGATTCATTTGATAGTATTGTAGAAGAAGAGTTTTTAAGACGTTTTACACCTCTAGTGCTACCTAGGTATTCCTTAATAGGAGATCGTTGATTGTAGACGATTCTAGGTATGTTAAAAGGGGTGTTTCATTCTAAGCTTGATAAAAATATTGAGCTTAGGTCTATAAATTAATGAGTCTCTAATAATTTTGGAGATTCACAGTTTATATACAAAAGGAAAAACAAATGAGTTACCTTAGACAAATAATGAAAGATATTGCCATTGATAACATTGATGGTATGGACAGAGATGAGGCAAGATATTATCTTGAAAATGAGGCTATTCCTGTTTCAGGTTCAGTCAGTGGGTTGATTTATTATGCCGACACAGAACCTTACGCACAGGAATTTCATGATGAAATCATTGAGTTGATGGAAGAGATTTATGATAAGGAGATTCCATCAGAGCTCCTGACTCTGAATGCAATGACATGGTTTGCTTTTGAATATCTTCTATCAGGAATGGTTGATGAGATCATTGAAGAAGTTTACGGAGATGAAGAAGATTTGGAAGAAGAGGAAGAATGGGATACTTCTTGGGTAGATGAGCAGCTAGAAGGAAAAGCTTAGAGGAATACCCTAAGCTGAATATAGTTTAAAGGGATAAATTATGAGAAAACTATTTGAGAATATTCCAGATAATCTTTCATCACATAAGATTTATATATGTGTTAAGAATGAGATAATCTATAAAATGTCTACTGCTGAAGCTGATAAAGATAAGTTCTTTCAGCTACATGATTTAAGTAATTCATATCATTGGGATTCTCATTTTGAGATTGGAAGATTTCATAACATGAAGGAGTGTTTGGAAAGTGTTCCAGATGACTATCAGATATATGAATTTGATAATCTAAAAGAATTTTCTGATTGGCTTTATAAACGATTCAATAAAGATTTTCTAAACAAATGATTTTTAAAAGGACAGATTATGAATAGAGATAATTTAGAAGAGTTCATTGAGGAACTTAGAGAAATTTGGGTAGGTTCTGGATACTCTATAAAGTCCCTATGCAGAAACTTAGAAAGTTCGGGGTTAGCTTCTGAGAAACCTTTTGAGGCCCAAATACCTAGAATCTTTTTTGGGAAAGTAGAGAATAAGTATATTGTTATTAATGTTACAATATCAGGATATGAACTATTAGTACCATTACAACCTTAATCAAGGATAAATTATGATGTACCAATGGAAATCAGAATATTTGGAAGAATATGCACAAGGTTATATTATCGTTGAAGCAAACTCTGTAGCAGGAGCTAGAATTAAAGCTTTGAAATTCTTTGATGAGTATGACAGAGAATCGTATTCGTGGAATTATGGAAGGGATCAGGATGAAGATGATAAGAAAGAGATACTAGAAAGATATGAAACTTTCACTAGAGATATTTCAGATGAACCTAAAGTTTCAGAAGTTATATTTATTAGAGGAAGTGAATAGAATATTTACCTAAGCAAAACAAAAATAAAAGGATAACACATGAAAGAACTGATTAAAAAATACAAATTGTCTTACACTCTTGAAGATGTAAGCGCACCAAGTTGGTCTAAAGGTAATCATTTTCATTATATCATTGATGTTGATGGGGAAGAGTTTGATTATTGGACTTCTATTGCAGATTATGAAGATGGAAAAGATGAGCTATCGGATAAAGACTTACTTCTAGCTTTTCGTGAAATTGTGGATGATGCACTTTATCCTACTCAATATGATCAAGACGAATTTCTTAGAAGTTTTGGGTTTGATGAAAGTTTGGAAAGTGTAAGACGGGGAGAAGAAGTATATAGAGGCTGTCAAGAAAGTGCAGATAAATTAAATCTAAGTGAGTCTGAACTTATTGATATTCTTGATGAATTAGAAGAGAGAGATGTCTGTTAAATCTTAATAGAGAGATACAATAGGATATACTATCCCCTATTAATGTGTTCATAGAATAACGCTTTAAAATCTTCTTTTTCATGGATAAACCCAGTCATAGCTTCATTTAAGTTTCGACGATTTTTATCCAGAAATAGAGGTTAGAATAACGGTCAAAATAAGTAGAAAAATATGTCAGAATATGAGTACTATAAAAAAGAATTTGGAAGAGTAGAGTTTGGAGAGTTTCCACCTTTGGTTAAAGTTATAGGAGAAGATGAATCAGAAACAAAATGGTTAAGTTTCAATATGGATTCAATTAAAGCCCTTCGTGAATTTCTGGATACTGTTGAAGAAAGGATTCAAAATGATTAGAGAAGGCGCTATTAGAAAAATAGTACAACAAGAAGTGAAGGAAATACTGCAAGATATAGATGAATTTGGGTATAGTTCCTATTTAAACCATTTACTGGCAGGTAGATATATAGAACATACAAACGAAGACCTAGAAGATGTTTATGAAATGTTCTTTGAAAGGTGTATCAAAATAGAAGAAAAGGATTCAAAATGATCAATGCAATAATTGACAGAGCAAGAGAGCCTTATAGAGAGGCTAAATATTTGGTGAAGTTGTTTGGAAGAGTTGTATGCTCAGGAACTAAAGAGCAATGTGCTAACTATTGTAAAGATAGAAAAGTAACATTGGTTGTTATTCCTGAGTCTGGTGCATATGCTTGGAGAGAGCTTGATTAGGGCAGTTTCCTGTAATCTCGGATATCGTAAGGTATCCTAAGCTTAGGAAAATTTGGAGAAAGGATGATAGAATGGAAAGTAAAGAAACAGGACCCTTTGGATATATTAATATAGGAGGTAATATCTACAAATCTAAAGACTGCAAAGGGGATTATTACATACTCAATCCGAAAAGCGGCCGGTTTTATTTTTTTGGAGGGATAGTAGACCCAAAAGTTCTAAGAGATATGGCCGATGAACTTGAGGAATACAGGGAACAAGAAAGAATTAAAAAAGAAGAAAAACAAAAAATTCTGGATCGACTAACTCTAGAAGAGAAAATTATTCTGGGAATTAGAGGGTAATTTTCTAAGCTTAGAAAAATTTGTAGAAAAGGATTAAAGATGGGAATGGAACAAAATAATGGGCATGTTAAATATGTTAATCATCCGGGAGTAGATGCTACGGATTGTCCCTTGAGGATAACAGTTACAACAAGAGTTTAAATTTCTCTTATCTTATATTGAAAAGGATAACCGATGAATCAAATCTATAAAGAAGCAGTAGAAGAACAGCTTAAGCTAATTGATCAAGAAATTGAGCTTCTTATGAAAATTCGTGAGAAAGCTGTTCAATGTTTGGAAGAGGTTGAAGGTGACTCCGATAAGGATTTTGTATTGAAGAATAATTTTGGATTGCAAAAGAAAGGAGATTGATATGGGATGTCATACGTGGTACTATAAAAGAACAAAGAGTAAAATAATCCCATTTAATAAAAAGTATAAATGGAAAGCTTTATATAACAAGATTGGAAATAAGCTTTATATTGAGAATAACGACTACCATGATGGTATCAGAGTAGCGGGGTATCCTGAAGATAAACTGTTTAGTTATAGAGATTTTTTAAGATTCATTCAAAAGAATGTCAGGAAACTGCAATACAGAGGTCAAACCAAAAGAGTTACAATTAAACAGAAAGTTGATATGAAAGAGTACTTTCAGAAATTTCCAGATAGTATGATTGATTTTGGTTAGAAGTTAAGAGATTAAAAAATAAAAGCTTTAAATAGCTAACCTATACCTTACCATTCCTAAGCCATAGATCGTTGATTGTAGTGAATCCTCATGCGTTTATGAGGCATATATGAATCAAGATTTACTTGGCTTAGGGAAATATAAATTAAAGAGTTTCCTCTAAATTCAGGAAGTTCTGAGTTTATATTCAAGGAGAGTAGCATGAGGTTTAACCATATGGATTTCCAAATTGAAGTGATAAAACTTATCCGAAGATTAAAAGCAAAGAAAAGACTTAGAAGAATGAAAGAGAAAGGATATTTCAAATGAGATACTTAACCATATTGTTTCTATTCAGTTCATTGTTTGCAGAGTTTAAAGTTATTGGATATGGAATATCATACCATCCTGACAAATATTATATTCTTGAAACAAAATATGTTAATCCATACACAGGAAGAGTTTCAAGAATAGAGAAAGAGAAGATGGAGCATAATTCAGATCATAAATTGATTGGCTTAGAATATGAATTTGGAGGTTACTCTATTACAGGGGTATCTTATAAGAATAGTTTTTATAATATTACTAATGCTGTATATGTTTCTAAGCTTTGGAAAATTTCTGGCTTAGAGTATAAACTAAGTGTGGGACTTGCAACAGGATATGGCACAGCATATGAAACAAGAGACAGCATAAAACTTATGGGGATGCCTTCCATTCAGAAAAAGATTGGAAATTTTGAAGTAGAAGTTGGCATCTTAGGAACAGCATTATTTACAATGCTTAAATATAATTTTGGAGAATAAAATGACACATAAAGAAAAGTATACAAACTATAAAATCCATGAAACTTTTGATGAAGGTATTATCTGGTTGACAAGAGGACTGTATTACAGAGCAATTAGAATTGATGGTGAAGAGAAAGTCTTCCATAACTATGCGAAAGCTTATACATTTTTGATGGGGGTTGATGAAAGCAAACTCTAAGAAGAAACTAGGTAGAATAAATCTATAAAGGAGAAACTATGTGTGAACAATTTGAAGTGAATGTTAGAGGACATATTCTTTGGGTAGAGCTTTGTGTGAGTTCTGTTGTTTGGGGAGATTCTGGAATTGGTCACTATCAATATGGAGATAGAAATGAATATGATTCAAGACCTTTCATTGAAGAGTTTGATGGGGATATCTTTGTCTTCTCTGATCGTAAGAAGGAGTTTGTTAAAATTAGTGCTGGCTTAGAGAATGATTTGGTTGATATCATTTTAGAGAATGAAGATATCGTGGATAAAATGGAAAGAACATTTAAGGAGAGAGAAAGATGAATGAGAAAGAAAATAACCTAGATCCTAAAATTCTTGAAAATTTGATTTTAGAATTTATGAACGAGTGGGATAGGTGTGGTAAATATCCTGACACACCTGAGGAAATTAAAAGATTCAATTGGATATACGATAAAATGTATCAATATATTTTTGTAGGAGATATTGAATGACTGAACAAGAAATATATGAGTTAATAGTAGATAGTATTAGTGCTACATTATTTAACTCTGACCATGATAGAATTCGGGAAGTGGCTAAAGTTATTTATAAGGAATGTGATGAGAAAAATAAAAAGCTTAGGAGAGAGAATAATGAACTATTATGAAAATAAAGAAATGGATGAATTTTTTGCAGAAGAAAGAGCAAAAAGGGAAAGGGACCCTGAATATAAAAGAGTTCAACTTGAAAAAGAAGGAAGTATAGAATGCCGGAAATGTGGCACTATTCAAAATATTAAAAACACTTTCTGTTTTAGATGTGGCAATAAACTAAATTAAAAAGCTTAGAGGAGAAAACAAATGAAAGCATATATTAGAAGATTCTGTGATTATGGATACACAGTCAATACAGAAATTAAGACAATGGAAAAGTTTGCATGGATGATTGGTCAGATGCTTGGAATGGGAATTATGGAATACACACTCAATGGAATCAAATTTATTGAGAATGGGCAGGTGGATATTGACAAATGGAACAATAGAAAACAACTTTTGAATTTGGAGGATTGATTATGGAACATCCAATTGTATTTCAATCATATGAAGAAGTCGAAGAAGCAATTAAGGTTAAGGCTATTAGACCTTCAAACGGTATTAATACCTTCAGTAGATACAAAGACGGAGAATATGCTTTCCCTGTGCTAGTATGGGTAGGGGGATGGGGACTTACACATCAGACAAATCAAGATGAAGCTTGGAATGAGGAAGAGTACCTTATAGAATTGCAGCAATCTAAACTATGGAAAAATATTAGAGAAGAGTTTATTTCCACCCCAATCCAAATGACAATTGAAGAGCTTGAAAATGTATTAGGGCATAAAATTGAAATTATCAAGGAAACAAAATGACAGATGGATATGATACACAAGATGTTGAATATGAAATTAGGAAAGCACAACTAGAACCATTTATCCTAGATGTTAAAAAAGCATTGGACTATTTGGATGTTGCTTGCGAAGATGTTGGTCTTGATTATTATAATCTTGTACAGAGAATTGTTGAAGGAGAAGTTTGATGAATAAGCTAAGAGTTTGGTGGATTCCACAAGTGCCTATGAAAAGTTTCAATGTTGAAGTTGAAAGTGTTGAAGAAGGTATAAAAATTCTAGATACACTTTCATCATATGACATATTTCAAATTGATAATAATATCAAACCTGATTGTTGTAATGTAGGAGGACTTCAATTGTTTGATCCAGAAGATAAAGAGGATTCACCAGAAGGGTCATGGGTAGATTGGTATTATGAAGATGAGCTGAACTATTTTGATGATCCTGATGAATATCTAGAATGGAAAAGAGGAGAAGTTTGATGGAACTCACAAAAGAAGAATTTATTAAGATGATGTATCAATATCATTTTAAACTATCAAATCCTGATGTGTGTTTGGAAGAAGATTATCCTTCCTTTGAAGATATTGTAGAATTAATGTATAAGCATTTTCATGAAACCAATCAATAAACTCCTCATAAATGATGGGAACAGGATTGAGCTTAGAGGAAAGTTCTGGATGATTCCTACAAATAATGCAAGACAAGATAAAACTTGGGTTAAGGGTTTTAAGATTGTAGGAATCATTGATGATAAGAACTTTCTATTTCAACGTGTATGGGAACATTCTCCTAAGCTTTTGAAAGAAATCACCGATGAAAAGCTTAGGGAATATGTTGGAGAAATATACACAGATAAAACATGTTTTGAATTGGAGTATTGATGACACTACTTAAAGTTCTACAAAGAATAGAAGATGAATTCTACCCAACAGAAATAACTATCCATTCACTATATTCCCCAAGAAAGATTTACGGACATATCCTAATTTTGGAGGGAATCCTAACATTTGAAATCAATGAAGGAGACAACCCAGAAGAAATCATTTCAAGTCTTTATAAGAAACAAGGAGTTATGTCAAGCTTAGGGATATATATGATAGACAATGACCTAGAAGTATCTCACCTTGTAGAACATAAAGATGGATTCAGAATAGGAGAAGTCTTCATGGATTATGACTTCAATGTTTATCAATGGAGAAATGGGGAGAAGATTAAGATTGAAAGATAATTTTCTCTCACGCTTATTTTAAAGCATTTTATACCCTTAGTGCTACCTACCCATTAGTGACATGGAGATCGTGGCTTCTAGGGCATCAGAATGCTCGCAAATCGCTATATTTAATTTAAAAGGAGAATGTTATGGAAGATTTGATCAAGGCTTTACAAATTTTAAGCAAATATACACAAGAAAAATACCCAACAGGTTGTGAACATGATGTGCTATATGTCATAGGAGTTAATATTGATGATGTTTCAGAAGAAGATTTAGTTGAATTAGAGAATTTAAGTTTCAAATACGATGATGAAGAGGATAACTTTTATTCCTTTAGATTTGGATCATGTTAATTAGCTCTTAGAGAGTAGTCTCTTATTCACAGAGATACAGACCCCCTATTAATGTGTAAAGAGAATAACGCTTTAAATTCTTTAAAAGCATTAACAAAGCTAAATATAGCCTCAAATAATTTTCGACGATTTTTATCCAGAAATCGAGGTTAGAATAACGGTAGTTTTAGGTGCTTTTTAGTTGTAAGTTTAAGCTGTTTTTAATTCAGCTTTTGGTATAATTTTGGAAAGGAGTTTCTTATGAAGTTGAGAATTTCAAATGGAGTATATATCATCGAAGAACAAGAGCTAGGTGAGACATTAATCCTATTATACTTTAGTTCAGATGAAATAGTAGTAAAAGGGATTTGGTATAAGGTAAAAACCAAGATGTTAAATTACGAAGATAAAATTGCTAAAATTATTGTCTATCAAAAATAGAGACGTTTTATGTTTCAGGTAGGCTAGGGTATTACTTAGGTGGGGATCGTTGATTGTAGCGAATCCTCGTAACGCAAATCGCTATATATGATTTTAAAAATAAGGAGCTTAGAAATGAATCAAGAAATGAAAGACACATTCAAAGAGATTGGAGAGCTGTTTCTTAAAATGGCAGACCAACTTGAGAAGTATGATGAGAAAGAAGTTGATGAAGATGGTTGGTTTGAATGGGAGGGTGGAGAACAGCCAGAAGAAACATATAACACCCCAATCCTTATTAAATTTAGAGACAGAGTAACAAATGAAGATGGTTGGTCCCTAAAGGGAAGTGACTATACTTGGTCCCATGATGGGAGTAGTAGGGATATCATAGCATACAAAATTGTAAAGGATAACAAATGATTCCAGTAAATTACATTCAAAAGAAAGACGAAGTTGCTCATAAGATTGCAGAGCTTAAAATGTGGATTGCAGATAAAGAAACTGTTGAATATAAAAACTATATTGACAATGGTGGAAATGCAAGAAGTGCTAAAGATAAAGTCCTAAGCGAACTAAAATTTGAGAGTGAAGATTGGATGGCAAAAGAAGTTGAGCTGGAAGAACTGAAGAAGACATACACGACAATGAACTTTGTGTTGGAAACTCTTCAGAAGATGATCTCAACAATGAGTGCAGGATTTATGTCTATTGGTGAGTATAATATATGGGTTAATGATTATGAAGTATTTTTTGAAGGAGATGTGTGATGAAAAAGATTAAGACACTATTTAAGAGAAACAATGAAAACAGAAAGTTAGTAACAGAAGAGGTTGAAAAGGTATGTCAATGGGTTATCAATGGAGAAGGAGTTCCAACACGTAAATATGACGGTTCTTGTTGTAAGATTGATAAAGATGGCTATTGGAAACGAAGAGAAGTTAAAAAAGATAAACCAGCCCCAGAAGGATTTGTGCTAGAGCAGAAAGATGATATCACTGGAAAGCAATTCGGTTGGGTTAAAGTCGATAAGGATAATCCAGAAGATAAGTACTTTGTAGAAGCTTTTGATGAAGAACTTCCTTATGGAACATATGAGCTAT